AGTCCGCAGAAGCTGCATCGCAGATTGCAGCCCTCGATGAGCTCGAACTGCACTGCGTTCGGGGGTTCTTGCCGCAGAAGCTTACCTGTTTTCTTCATTTCGATTGTCCTCGATGATCGTTACGATTTTGTCAACCGTTGGGTCGATAGACTTGCCAGCAGGCATGTGAACGCGACATGCCCAGATTCCCGGCACGCCCTTCTCGTTCGTTCTGAACAGTGACACTCCCTCTGACATTCCTTTTCCACACACCATGCACTTCATGTCAGCGTCCCATCTTGATTCGTTGAATGTTTTCTGCAGGATAGAACACTCCTCCGTCACTGCAGAAATTGTTTGGAAACACCCAGACTCCTGCCGCCGTGTGATTCCTCAGATAGCCGGAGTGCCAGTCACTGCCCGCAGGAGACCAAGGTCCTTTCAAATAGACCGTGCCGTATTCATTGTGCGTCATTTTACACGGTTCCTTTCTTCTTGGGTGCAGAGTCGTATGCCTTGCGCCACTGGATAGTGACGTCGACGCGCTCCTCCATTCCCTGCCAGTTTGACTTCGACTTCTTCGTGACCACGCTGACGAAGTCAGGGTGATCAGCCTTGAGCTGGTGAGCAGACGCAGCCTGCATCGCGGCGTCGCGATACGTGCTGCATCCGCCGGTCTTGCCACTGCCGCGCTGATTCCAGCAATACTCGAAACTCACGCGGTTCGGATATCCGAGGCGCAGAAGCTGCAACGTGAGGTCAAAGTCGTGCATGACCTTGTTTCTGCCGACGTTGACCTTGAGCTTCTTCAGCATTGAAACGTCGTACGCATAGGCATTCATCATGCGAGACGCGTCGCGCCACTTGCGAGCCACGCCTTTTTCGTCATAGTCAGACTTCGTCGGAAAGTGATTGTTGCCCTGACGCGCCGACAGACCAACGTGAATGAATCCCTCGTTCATCCATCTGTCGAGCATGTCGAGCATCTGCTCGATGCGCTTCGGCTCCTTGATGGTGGTGAGTGCTGGATCCTCCATGCCATTGGTTCGCACGCAGAAGTCCATGTCATCGTCGAGCATCAGCACGCGCTGCTCTTTCATCTTCTTCGACAGCTCGAAGAGAATCCACTCGCGCGTGTCACTGATGCCCTTGATATCGTCCGGCACCTCGACGACCTCGAAGTCAGTGATGTTGTTCCGATATCTGCGCGCCTCGGACGCTGGCACGCAGATAACGGTCTTGTACGGTATGTTTCGCAGGCTGCGAATCGTGACCTGCTTCTCCACGGTCGAGCGACCGCACGATGGAATGGCAATCAGCATCGATAGTCTCCCTTCAACAGACGCATGTCAGCGTCGAGCATTTCAGCAGCGAGTTCACGCATCCCAATTTCAGCACGCCAGCCGAGGTCGATGTCGATCATCGTCGGATCGCCGCGCAGGACGTCCACCTCAGCCGGACGAATCAGGCTCGGATCGATGTACACGTGATTTGCAGTGTCGAGTCCAGCCATCGAGAACACCGCGCGCAGAAACTCATTGATGGTGTACGATGTTCCTGTCGCCACCACGTAGTCGTTCGGCTTGTCGGCTTCAAGCATCATGCGCATTGCTCGCACGTAATCTTTCGCATGTCCCCAGTCGCGCATAGCATCAAGTGTGCCGAGGTTCAAGCTCCCCCGGCCACCGTTAGCTCGAATTCGAGACGCAGCCATGGTGATCTTGCGCGTGACAAATTCGGATCCGCGCAACGGCGACTCGTGGTTGAATAGTATGCCGCTGACCGCGTGCATGCCGAAGCTCTCCCTGTAGTTTCGCACGATCCAGTGCGCCGACAGCTTGGCCACTCCGTAGGGCGACCGGGGGTGGAAGGGAGTCCATTCGCACTGAGGCGCGGGTGCAGCGCCGAACATTTCAGACGAGCTGGCCTGATAGAAATGCGAGACGCCTTCGAGGCGAGCCGCCTCCAGCACGTTCAGCACTCCAAATCCACCCGTCGCGGCGATGGTCGCGATTGGCTGCGTCCACGATGTGCCGACGAACGACTGAGCTGCGAGGTTGTAGATGTGATCTGGCTTAGACTCGCGGACGGCGCGAATGGTGCTCGACAGGTCGCTGAGGTCTCCGTCGAGGATGCGAACATGGCTCTCGATGCCGAGACGATGAAGCCGAGTTACGCTGTTCCGATCGGATACGCGTCGAGTCATGCCAAACACTTCGTAGCCGTTGTTTAGCAGTTCGCTCGCCAGATAAGCGCCGTCTTGTCCGTAGATACCTGTGATGAGTGCCCGTTTCATTCGATGTATCCCTTCTCTCTGCGCCACCGCTCCACGCTGTTCTCGTTGGTCAGGCAGAAGCGAAGCGCGGTGTTCTCTCCTCGTCCGACCTGAACCAGTCCAGGAAACTCACTGACAATCTCGTCAAGCTGCACCAGGAGCCCCTTCGCGTCGCGTTCGGCGCGGTTCCCGAGACCGCCCTGCTCATACATCTTGCTCTTGTGATGCAGAAACGAGTTCACCAGAACCTTGCCGTATCGAGCGATCGCCTGAGCGCTGATGAAGCTGTCGTGGCACATCTCGTGCTTGAAGTTGAGCCACGTAGCGTTCTTCATTGCGAATATCTTCGTCTTCACGAAGCGATAGTTCGAGTACTTCTTCGCGCGAAAGAACGGGTTCTCCATGGTGGCCACGCCGACCAGTGGTGCACCAATCTTCTCCGCCTTCTTCACGTCTGCCCTGAGCAGTGACAACCAGTCACGAGGCGATATCTCGCCGCGATACGCCTCGCGCCACGTCTTGAAGCCCTTCGGCGGTGGTCCATCGACAGGCAGCCTCTCCTCGCGAATCAGCGGCTCGTTCACGGCAGTGAACTCCTGTATGTTGTCGTCGGCGCAGATGAACCACTCGTCGTGCTCGACGATCGACTTCAGGACGAAGTTTCGCTGCCCGACTAGCGACTTCGCGTTGCTGACTACGACTTCACCGTACGTGTGAACGCGCTTCTCGGCCTCCTTGGCCTGCTCCCTGTTGTGAACGACCACGGTGTAGTAGACCTTTCCGCGTTCGAGAAGGGGAATGGTGTGCTGCCGCAGCGGGTGCATGCTGCTGATCACGATCACTCTGTCGTGTATCCTCACTGTCCTGCCTCCTTCTCCTGCTGATTGATCTTGTTCAGCATCTCGCGCATCTGCGCCATCTCGCGCCTCACGTATCCCTCGACCTTCATGAGGTCATCGTGAACCTGCGACATGCGCTCCATCTCGTGTTCGATGTGCTTGCGCTGTCTGCTGATGGACTGCATCACGCCGCTGAGCGACTCGATCCCCTCGAGAGTCGCCTTCTTCAGGTCGAACTGTGTGACTTGATCGCTGCTCATACCTTGCTCGTCTCCACGTTTGCCCTGCGCACCACGCGAAGGCTCCTGTCAGGATACACCAGCATGACGTCACCCGGAAGAATGTGCAGCCACACACTGATGCCCTCGTTTGCTCCCTCCCAGTCTACGATGTCGGCACGACTCATGAACTCACCGAGAGCCACGTTCAACTTGTCGTCTTCCTCGTTCGTTCGCGTGCCGTCGGCGTCCTGATGCAGCGTGAGCATCTTCGGCGTCGACGCGCTGCACGGCTCGGCCAGTGCACCCCATCCACCTGGAACCTGATCCGTGGCACCGCAGTCCCTGCACTTGAAGTCGTACGTGCTGGCGTCGCTTCCCTCAACGTTCTTGTGAGACGGATGTGGTCCCTCTGTAGTCGTGCTCATCTGCCCTACTCCATGATCATCAGGTGGCACTTGTCGCATCGGGCGTGAATGTGGTTCTTCGGCCCGTTGAGGGTCGCATGCACCATGCCATCGCATCCGTTGATGGTGCAGTTCGTTCTGGCGCGCCGAAGCTTGCGCTGCATCATGCGAGTCTTCAGCGTTATCATTCGCTCGATGAACCTGTTGGTAAGGTCAAGCGACTCTGACATCTTCTTCCTCAAATCACTCATCTGACGCCACCATGCAGACGTGCTCGTTCAGCACGGTTCCATAGTCGATGCCGCTCAGGCGCGAGAGATAGAGCAGCGGATAGCTGGTCTCCTTTCCGTCTCGCAGATTGCCCAGACCGTTGGCGGCGCGAACAAGCTTCCCGATCAGTTCGCTGAACCTAGCGTCTCCCTCGTCGGCAGTGACGGTCAGTGCTCCTATCACCACGGTCAGTGCTCCTATCACCACCGACAATTCGTCATCGGTAAGTTCCACGGTCTTCATCTGTACACTCCTCTCGGTCTTCCCTGATCGAGCCTGACTCGCTCGTACTTGTCGAACTCGCAGAGCGTGTGCTCCACGTCGCGCATCTCCCACGCTGGCCAGTCTTCCTTCTTGAACGGAAACTGACCGTCCATGGTCTCGAGTGCGTCGTACCCGTTCGGCCAGAAATTGTTCGACTTCGACGCGCGCAGTAACTCGCGTATCTCGTCGAGCATCTGCGCAGTGCTGACTCGCTCCAGTGGCACGCGGCCATCGTCGCGCATCGGCCTGCCGTAGACGCGCGCCAGTCCACGCTCGGCACCCGGTCCCACGTTGCACCACCGCATGATGTCCGGTGCTCGACTCAGCAGGTGAGTGTGACGCAGGTCAGTCACGATCTCGTACGAGTGAAACGTTCCGAGATAAGGAAACTCGCGGAGCCACTCGTAGACACTCTCGAGACAAACCGGCCCGACGGTGCACACCGCAGCCATGTCGCGCCATCCAAGTCCCCCCGGCTTCTCGTGATAGAACGCCTTCACGATCTCGAGGATTCCGTCGAGCTTGGAGTAGCCGGGGGTAGAGGAGATGATGTACGCACCGGTCGCGTACGGTCCCTTCTTGCCGACGAAGCTGACGATCGCGCGGCGCAGATATCTGACGTCTCCGGTTTCAAGAAACATCGCGAACGCCGTGCTGCCCTTGCTTGCGTCGACGAGACTGTACTGACAGAACATGGCCTCGCCGACGTCGATGCGATTGAACATGCGAAACACGACGGTGGCCAGCATCACTTCTGGTCTGCCGTTGAGTGGTTCGCGCACGTTCTCTCTGTACCACACTGTCGTCTTGTCCAGCTCGCGGAAGACGTTGGTGAACCGATACTTGTAGAGTATCGGGTCGTCCGTGGCCCACGTCGCATCGTTCTTGCGCAGATAGCACTCGTGGCGCTTGCGCGCGTACCGAAAGAAGTCCTTGAATCTTGGCTTCATGGGAATTCCTTCAGGTGGAGCGCCCTGATGGCCGCCTGAACGCACTCTGCCTGATACATGGCGTCGTGAAGCGCGAAGTGAGGCAGCAGAGCCGTCCCCATGTTCGGCTTCTCCCAGTCCTGCGGCAGAAGACTAAACAGAGTTCTCGTGTCGCGGTGGGCCCTGAAGTTCCACGGAATGTCGTGCTCACTCAGAACCATGCGGAACGCCTGCTCTATGAGCACCACGTCGAAGCTGCACCCGTGTCCCCACACGAACGACGCTCCAGATTCTTTGAAGTACTCAGCGAACTTCTTCAGAGCCGCATCGATGTTGATAGGAGACGGATCCTTCTCGAGGCGAGCTCGTGCCTCGGCGTTCTCCGGCTTCAGCCACCACTCGACGGTCTCCTGACTCGTCTCGAATCCGAAAACGCCCTGAGTTCTGCCGAGAATGTTGACGTAGAACGGACGATCGATGGTCGTGCCGTACGGATCGAATCGCACGGCACCAATCGACAGAATGATCGAGCCTGGAGTGGTCCCCATGGTCTCGATGTCAACCATCACGTGTTCAAGCATGTCGTGTTCCTCCCTGTCAGAACGGAATCTCATCGTCGGGATCGCTGCGCCTCGACGAAGTTCTGCCGCCGCTGCGACCGCGCGACGCTGAGCCGCCGCGCCTAGTTCCCTCGTCTTCCGACTCACGCGGCTTAGGTTCGAACATCATGATGACCACGCGACCGTCCTTGTCGGGTGTCGGATAGCTGTCGAGGTACAGCGTCATTCGCTCCTTGCCGTCCTTCTCTCCAACGAAGAACGTGCCGACGCGATGCCAGTATGTCTTGTCGCGCCCTTCGCGCGGCGTGCACGCATCGTAACGCTTGCTCTCACTGTCTCTGGCCATGATTCCCTTCTCCTTTGCTACATTCTACTTCCATCAGCGGACATTGTAAACTTGGCCGCGCTGCTTCAGCCAGTGCAGACACGTGAACCTCGTGTCCTCGTCGAATCCGACGATTTCTCCGTTGACCTCTCTTCGTGGACCCCTGTCGAGAACCCACCGCATGAATCCACTGTCGATGTCCTCCCACTGCGAGCCTCGGTGCTTGCCGAACTTGCACTCCTTCAGAAGCATCGGCTCCTCTGATATCCGAATGAGGTCCTCGACAGTGTGTCGAGTCAGCATCTCGACGAGTATTCCGGCCGTGATCGCGGCGTCGAAGCCAGCGCGATGCGGATCGAGCCCCATCACTGAGTCTCCGACATGAACGTTCAGCATGTACCGCAGAGCCTGATTCGACTTGCTCTCGGCGTCAGGCCAGATTCGACTGGCGCACTTCCACGTGCAGATCCACCTAGTCTTTGGAAAGTGGCGCTCGACGTGCACTCTGTCGAACGCGGCGTAGTGAGCAGCACGAACCACGCGTGCGTCGCGGAGCAGATGCTTCTCGTGCACTGCCTGCTGAATGGTCGGAGCATCGCGAACCATGTCCTGCGTTATGTGATGCGCACCCATGGCCCCGAATGATATCGGCACGTGACCCGGACTGACCAGCGAGTGCCAGACGTCAGATATCTGCCATCTTCCTGCGCGATGCAGAGGTGGACTTGCTGGTCTTGCGCTTCGGTTCAGCGTCACCGTTCCCAGCTCGACTGGAACGTCTCTTTCGAGGTCCAGGCCCGTCACCTCCGTGTCCACCACCAGAATCGTGTTTACCCTTGAAGCCATCCTCAATCTCCAGTGCAATTTCGCGCAGTATCTCGGGCCACTTGGCCGCGCTGTCCCTTACGATGCGACGGCGCGCAAGCGCCACTGCAATGTCGCCGGTCACGCGACACAGGCGCTTGTGCCAGTTCTCGAGGCTACGCTCCACCCTTGACTCCAAGAAACTCGAGGCGCATCTCTAGTCGCATGAGCTCCGCCTCAACTATCTTCGAGAACGTGAACGTCTCTATCACGATCAGTGGACTCGAGAACATTTCTTGCCTGCTGACCTGCCACTTCTTGGAATGATGAGTGTTGTCTATCAGGTACTTCAGTCTCCGCATCTCCTCGATGGCTCGAATGGTGTTGGCAGCCTCGAGAACAATCTCAGGGGTCATAATAACTTCAGACATGTTGGATCTCCCTATATGAATGGACACGCGCGGGACTGCGACTCGACGATCGACAGCCTCTCTCGCGCTCTGGTTACGGCCACGTACCACACCCGACGCTCGTCCTCCTCGTTCGTCTCGATCTCCTTGAACGTCCTGCGCGCCATCTCCTTCATCACCACCACGTGATCGGCCTCACCACCCTTCGACGCGTGAATCGTCGATATGCGAATGCGCGGACGCGACCTGAACTTCTCGCCTCTTCGGCGAGCTGCCAGCATGTAGCTCAGCTCGCTCGGAGGAAGACGACTGAGTGCCTCGTGCCAGATCGCACGAGTGAGCAGACCACCCTCCTTCTCCAGTCTGTCGATCGTCACCTCCTCAGTCTCGTCCTTGAACTTCGCCAGCTTCTTAAACCCGTGCTTCACCCCCTCGTTGACCGTCAAGTACTCGTAGGCGTGTCGCACCTGCTCGACTGGCACGGGCTTGCCGGTGCGCAGCGTCTCCCACGCCTCGATGGCCTGCAGATACGCTGCCTTGATGGACGGATGTCCATTCTTCTCAAACACCACGCCCTGACGCCTCAGCTCGTCTTCAACCTGTTCCTTAAGAACGTACGAGTTGCGAGCCAGCACCAGCACACTCTTCTCGTCCGTGTCGACGTCGTTGAAGTGATCGAAGCGACCCACCTTGCCGACGACTCCCTTTCGTGCCTCCCACTCCTTGACGCGCCTGTGCCGCACTCCCCCGATTATGTCGTTGGCCACCGACTGGATAGCCGGGGGGACGCGGTAGGATCTTCCGAGTACGCGCGAGTCGCCTCGCAGGTCGATGAGATAGTCGACGTCGGCGCCCGCCCATCTGTAGATGGCCTGATCGTCGTCGCCTGCGATGGTCACGTTCTTGGCGCGCTTGGCCAGTAGCTCGACGACCTTCCACTGAAGCAGGCTCTGGTCCTGCGCCTCGTCGATCACCAGCTCGTCGAATGGAATGGTTATTCCGCGACGAAGGAACTCTGACAGCATGTCTGTGAAGTCGAGGAGGCCCTCCTTCTCCTTGAACTTTGCCAGAGCGGTAGCCACGCGCTCGACCTCGCGCCACGGCAGTCCATCGTAGTCGCGCTCGTATTGATCGCGAAGAGACGTCATGCGAACGCGAGCCAAGTTCTCCGCGAACAGAATGCGGTCGCCGATCTCGAACCCCATCAGAGTTCCATCCTCCGACCAGCCTCGCCCCGTGATACGCGTTCCAGCCCACGCGCCGAACGACGACAGCTTGCTCCCCTCGAACACCTCCTGCCTAGTGAGAGCCAGCTCCCTGAAGCACAGCGAGTGAAGCGTGCGAAAGTAGGGCAGGTCTCGAGGGTCAAGCGAGAACTTATCGCACGCGCGCTGCATCGCCTCCTCGGCAGCACGGCGCGTGAACGTGAAGTAGCCGATTCGATTCGGCTTGACTCCTCGCTCCAGGGCGTTCTCGACGACGTTCAGCAGTGTGGTGGTCTTGCCGGTGCCTGGAGGTCCAAGAATGATGGTTGGTTCCACGTCAGTTACTCCTCGCAGGCTGCGACGCAATCAGTTCCATGGTGTCACGATCTGGCTTGCAGCCGGGTATGATGCCGAATTTGATCATAGACAACACGGTCAATAGCAGATTGTCCACGGTGTTGGAGACCAGCACCATGTCTGGTATCGTGTCGTCGTCGTTCGCGGCCATCCTCTCCATCGCCGCGTCCGAGTAGTATTCGAACAAGAATCTCTCCGGCGGACACTGACCACATACGCAATCGTCGTTTGACTCGCGCCACTTGATGCCGAACATCACGGCCTCGCCGTCGTCCGTCCAGGACACGAGCGAGTAACCATCGGTGTCACTGTTGAAGATCCACTGACAGCGCTCGACGACTCTGTCGTGCTCTTCTCCCACTAAGAATCTGTGCGTCATGGCTTGCCCTCCTCTGCCGTGCGCTCAGCGAGGAAATTCTCGGCGAGCGTGAGTCCAGTGTTCGGGATGACCTGCACCGCGCGATCGTCCCACAGTTCGATCACCATGTCGGCATCTCCTTGATGTCTGCGGACGTGGACACCGCAGCGAACGGCGCGCGAGGATCGCGGGCCAGCGGCAGCATCCACTTCAGGTTCCCGATGACGTCGTCCGCCTCGTGAATTGCGTCGAGTGAATACCAGTACAGCTCCTCGCCAGCGTCGTTGAACTTGTTTTTCACCAGATCGTCGTATCGCCAGTTGATGAATCCTGGCATCTCAGTTGAATACAGCGCGAACGCGTGCAACTCGTAATCTTTCCACGTCTCCACTGCGAAGCGACGCCACGGCACGTTCGACGATCCATCGTATCGCGCCTCCTCGTTGAACTCGCGAATGGCCGCCCGCCACGAGCTCTCGCCCGGCTCGACCTTGCCGCCGATTCCATTGTACAGATTGCGCTGCCAAGATGGCTTCACCTTCTTGACGAGCAGAACTTCCTGCTCATGCGTGTCAATGCAGAACGTCACGACCATCATCGGCCTGAACAGATCCGTCCTCATATCTCTTCTCCTTCCGTGCTCGGTGTGTCTAACTTGGGAACTGGCTGCACCTTCTCGGCCTTCAGCATGCAATAATTCGTTCCGGTGCCCTTGATGAGCTTGAAGTGAGTCTTAACGTCGAGGTCCCTGAACCGTCGCGAGATCTGACCTCGAGAAAATTCCTTCACTCCTTCGCGCTTCAAGAACGCATCGAAGTCCTTTCTCCTGAACTGATAGACTCCCTTCTCCTCGTCGAAGAACGGCCTGCCAGACAGCAGATCCTCGAACCTCTCGCCGCGCGTTCTGTTCGTCAAAAACTCCTGCAAAAGGTCGACGAACACGCTGTGAGTCGACGCGTCTTGAGGCATGTCAACCTCGTCCAGTCCAGACCTCATCGCGTCGCCGAGTATGCGCACCCAGTCAGTCTGCTTCATCGACGAGAACACCAGCGAGTGCTGATCGACCATCGCGAGCTGAAACCGCGTGTACGTGAGCAGCTCCAGCGAACTGACCTCCACTCGCTTCCCCCCGACTGTCAAGAACCAGATGGCTGGCTCAGTCTTCAGCTTCGTGATGGCCGTTATCTCCGGAAACTCAGACGTGCTGCCAACTCCAAATTTCCTCGTTCGACACACGCCACTGTCGCAGTGACTGGCCATCGGCTCGTTCTTGCACGTGTACTCGTAGTCCTTCTTCTCTAGCTGCTTCCTGACCTGCGTCACCTCGTCGCTCGTAAGCGGGGGTTTCATGAAGGTCTGATTGTCCTCCTCGAGTTTGCGCTGCCAATCCGCCGGAAACGCCTGCTTCAGGTAGATGCCGATCATGAACAGCGAATTGTTTCTGCTTCCCTCCGGGAATCCACCCGTTGCCATGTGCTGGAGGCACGGCGGTCCGTCGCCGAACGGTCCCTTGCTGATCGTTCCGTGGCTCTTGCCACCTCGCTTCTTGCCTCCAGCGATAGACGCGACGCCGTTCCTCAGAGTCGACTGAGCGAGCTTGTCGAACTCCTCCTTGCTTATGGTCGCCTTGGTGGCAGTCGATATGAACTCCTGCAGAGTCATCTCGCCGCCATTCTTCTTGATGCCGAACTGGTTCTGCAGCTTCCCGTCGAACGTGTCACCGTAGTACGGCATCACCATCCAGTTTCCCATGTCGCCGCGCTCTGTGAGAACGTGCGATTGCTTCGGAAATATCTCGCATCCGGCCAGACCCATCGATGCCGCCAGCGCCCTGAGCGTGCTGAGCATGTCGCCCGCAGGTATGAACTCTCCGACGAACATGAAGAAGTGCAGACCCCCACTCTTGCTTCTGCACGGAACGAGCGGCAGCTTCTCCGCCCTTCGAACCATCTCTATCAGGTCTATGTCGTACTCGTCTACGTCGATGCTGCCCCATCTGCACATGTTCTGCTCGTTGATGGGAATAACGCCGAGCGGCCTCTCACCTTCCAGGTGCTTCTGCCACAGCTCAACGGTCACCGGCTCCCTGAGCGTCTTCGCGGTGGTCTTGATCTCCCACTTCAGGCCGTTTCTGACCGGCTGCTTGTGCGTTCCACTGGCACTCTTGTTTCCCTCGAACAGAGCCAGCATTCTCTCAGCCTGCTGCCTCGTACTCATTCCAGCTCCTCAGTAGCTATCAGGTTTAGAAGTTCAAGGGAGCAGCGACAGGAATCGCTGCTCCCTCATCACGAGCTCCTGGAATGAACCTCAGATGTCGCCGTCGCCGGTGTCGTCTGCTTCGTCGTCGTACTCGTCTGCGGCGCGCTTCTCGCCGCTCTCGAACGCCTTCTGCAGCACGTGCCCTCGCGTGAACGCGGCTTCGTCACCGCGAAGATCTTCACCCTCGTCGACCTTCACGATGTACCAGTCGCCCTTGTCGTTGGAACGATACTGCGTAGTCAGTCGATAGCTGAAGGCGTAGCACGGCCACACGAAGCCGTCGTCCGGATCGACCTTGTTGCGGCACGTCGTGTTCCAGGACTTGGCGACCGTGTGACCGGAGCCCTTGAACGTGATGACGTACGGCATCGGAGCGCCCATGCCGAGAACGAGACCAGCGACTTCGCGCGTCTCCTGCACGATGTCGCCGTTCGGCATCTCCCACTGACCGTTGCCCTTCTTGTCCTCGACCCACTCGGCCTCAGCGGGCTTGGTGGCGTGCTTCGCGACGAATCCACCGCGTTCGGGCTTCCACTGGATCCAGCACTTGCTGAACGACACCGGCTGGAACTCGAATCCCTCGTCGGCCTTCACGATCGGATCCGGCGCGTTCTTGAGCCAGAAATCACCGGCCTCGGCGCCTTCGATGTATGCGGGGTTCTTGGGCAGTGCGACCGGCGACAGGGATTGCAGCACGTAGATGAATGGAACGATATTGTCGGAGGCATCGGACGACGTTCCCGCACCAGCGTTCTTCTTCGCCAGTTCGAGAACCTTGTTCGAGACGCCCTCGCGCGACAGCGCACCACCAGCACTCGAAACGCGAGCCGGAAGGTTGGACTTGCCAGCTTGCGGCTTGTTTGTCGGCTTCGAGTTCTGAGGCTTGCTCTTCTGAGGTGTCTTTGACATCAGTTCTTTTCCTTCACAGGTTTGATGGTGACGACTTGACCCACTACTGCACCAAGCAAGTCGAGGGGCGGGGTCCGATGCTTCTCCTCGATCTGCTCCTTGACGAACGCCGTGAGAGTGTTCCACGGAACCGTCATCTTCTTCTCGTACTCGATCTTCAACTTCTTGAGAGCCGCCTCGAGCTTCTTCGCCTGTCCGACGTCGCCTCTCCCGAGATTTATCGTGAACTGCACCTTGATCAGGTCACCGTGTCCCTCCTTGTCCAACCACTGAAATCCCCTGCTCCTCAGATCAGGGTCCTCCGGCATGTTCGCCTTGTAGAACGGCTTCAACTGAGTATCGTACGCGGGCAGGTTGCCATCTGCTTCGATTCCAAGATTTCGAATGCCCGCCTCACTGTACAAGTCAGGAAGCTCCTTGAACGTTAGCTCGTTCTTGCGAGTGCCGAGCTGCTTCATCAGCTCTGCCCCGTTCTGCATCCTGACCTCGAGGTCGCGCGCCTCCTTCACCATCTCGCGCGCCCTCTTCAGCAGATCGGCTCGCGGAGCCTTGGCCGCCTCGGCCTTGGCCATCGCGCGAACCTGCGCACTGATGTTGTTCTCTGGAATCTTTCGCTTCGGCGCGACTCTGCGTGCCATGTGATGTCCTTCCGTTGCCAGTGTGTGCCTTGCCACACCATGATGCTCCAAGCCGCGGACAGAGGCAACCCGCTGCCGGGGGCCTGGAAACAAGGGAGCCGCCACGCTCCCTGGAAACGTGACGGCTCACCGAGGCTAGGGCACTGGACGCTGAACCTGACAACAGCGCAGCACGTCAACAGGATAGTCCGAAGAGCGGACAGACGCAATCAGCGCGCTCGATATTGGTTTATTGGTTTATTGGTTTCCACGCGCGCACACCCGCGCGTGCCCGCGCCTGCGCGTGAGGCCAATAAACCAATAAACCAATAATTGCGAACGCATTCCAAGCACTTACTGCCAATAAGAAACGCGATCAAAACCAATAACCAATATGATGAGCGCGAGCGCACACCCCCGACTAACCCATTGTAGCCATTTGCGTATGTCCATGTGGTGGAGCAAAATAGTAGGCCACTAGCTTTGATGCACCCCGGAGTGACACACAAATGACCAGACTGCTCAAGACCAAGCCGATGAAGCATCAAACGCGAGGACTCAAACGCGTGAAGAGCAGACCTCGCACTCCCTCTGACGAGGATGTGTTTGCGTGGCTGATGGAGATGGGAACGGGAAAGACGTGGTGCGCCATAGCCGAGTTCGCCGAATACGTGGCCGGGGGTGATATCGTGGACATGCTGGTCGTGGCACCGGCAGGTTCGTACAAGAACTGGATAGTGGACAAGGATCCAGATGACCCGCAGTATTGGTGCGAGTTGCGAAAGCATCTCCCCGAGAAAACGTTCAAGTCGCTGTCGACGCATCTGTGGGAGAGTGGCAACAGCGCGAGAGCCAAGAAGCAGCGCGAGTTATTCCTCAGGAACCCGGACAGTCCACGCGTAATTGTGATGAACGTCGAGGCGCTGTCGAAGGCTGAGGCGGCGATGGACATGGCCGTGGAGTTTCTCAGACAGCGCCCAACGCTGATGATCGTCGACGAGTCGACGCGCATCAAGAATCCAAAGGCCAAGCGAACCAAGAACGTCAAGCGACTCGGAGAGATGGCAGTAGCGCGTCGCATCATGACTGGATGGCTGACTCCACAGGGTCCGCTGGACGTGTACGCTCAGTTCGAGTTCCTCGACTGGCGCATCCTCGGCTTCAAGTCGTACTTCGCATTCAGAAACAGGTATGCAATAACGAGGAAGGAGTTCTTCGGCAGCAATCCTCGACCGGTCGAGGTGGTCGTTGGATACAAGAATCTGGACGAGCTGAGGGACAAGATAGCACCGTACAGCTTCAGGGTGCTGAAGGAGGAGTGCCTAGACTTAGACCCGAAGGTGTACACCACCTGGGAGGTGAAGCCGACTGAGGAGCAGCGTCGCCTCTACAACGAGATGAAGAACTTCGCGATGACTCAGATAGAGGAGGAGGCTCACGCCAGTGCGAGCATCGTTCTGGCTCAAATGATGAGGATGCATCAGATACTTTGCGGACACCTGACCGACGAGGAGGGGAACATCCACGAGATTCCATCGAACAGAATCAACGACCTGATAGAGATACTGGAGGGTCATCGCGGCAAGGCAATCGTGTGGACTCACTACGTGCCAGCACTGAAGAAGATCGTCGAGGAACTGGAAGAGCACTTCGGGGAGGGATGCACGGCGCAATTTCACGGCGAGAACAAGAAGACTAGACACAACGATGAGAGGAAATTCTTGACCGACAAGAAGTGCCTGTACATGGTCGCGACTCAAGGAGCTGGTGGTCTGGGAAATACTTGGGTCAACGCTGATCTGGTCGTGTACTTCTCGAACGGCGACAACCTTGAACACAGACTGCAGAGCGAGGATCGCGCTCATCGCAAGGGACAGCTGAGACGAGTGACATACGTGGACATGATGGTCCCGAACAGCGTGGAGGTGAAGATAGTAAAGTCCATGAGGAACAAGATCAACATGTCAACGGAAATAACTGGTGAGAACTACAAGGAGTGGCTGGTGTGAACACGCTGACGAACAAGAAAGTCAAGGAGATTCTGAGACTGACAAAGCTTGGAGTGTCACAGCGAAAGATAAGTGACCTTACTGGCGCGGCTCGCGTCACTATCGCAAGGTATCAAGGAGAGATGGACGACAGCAAGAAGCTGAAGTGCGGCTGCGGCAGGGACTACCATCATCGAGGGAGGTGCGAGTTTCGGCGCAAAGAAAAAGAGGAGGCCTAATGGCCTCCTCTCTGATCAGAACTTTATTCTGGTCGGGGTCTAGAACAGAATCAACACGCCGAGCGAGAACGCCAGACCGAACGAGATGAGTGCTGATCCGAAGAGAAACAGAGCAGCCTCAGCGTGAGAGACGTACTTGGCCATGAGTGAATTCCTTGATGAGGTTAGAAGACTATCAATCGTAGCCTCAATGCGTTAAAGAATCGTTAACGATACGAAAAGGGCCAGCACCCGTTAGAGTGCTGGCCAAGTCACACGGACAGGGAGTGTCCGCCTCCAACTATCGAGGCGAACTTCAATCTCCGTTCTTTCCCATTATTATGTCTTCCTTGTCGAACGGAGGTGGTACTAGGCCCGCATTGACGATGAAATTGTGAAATGAAGTCGTGATCTTCAGAAGCCTTTCGACGCGAGCAGTCAAGTCCATGATCTCCTTGTCCTGCATCAGGACCATCTCTCTCATCTCGTCGTACTTACGTTGTATTTCGTTTCTCTCCGTTTGCAATTCTCTTCTTTCCTCTTGGAGTTCCTGGATCAGCGAGTTGAATCCAGAGTTCAGAGTGGCCTGAACATTAGTCTTCGTCTTGCTTCGAATGCCCAGAAACGTGAAGAGTCCAGTGAGAAATGCGGCGACGACTGAACCGACGATGGTCAGCGTTCCCATTTCCATCACAGCACCTCACCACCACCTTGCTGACGAAGAATCTTCTTAATCTTATCGAACGTGTCATTGATGTCACGCTTCGTCTCCTGAGACTGCCATCTGGCGAACAGCCACCCACTCAAGGCAGCACCACCCATCAATGCTGCCATGAACAAGAATACTGTCAATGCTCCTGCGTCCGTCATCGACGCCTCCTGGAATCGTGGTTCATCCAGCACGTAACGGCGAGAACTGATGCGATTCCTGCCGTGGCACCCCTGAGTATCACCTCGACTCGGTACACGGCCTGAAAGATGGTGACCACATCAAACACAGAACCGACGGCTATCAACACCGTGATCAGCGCCACCATCTTGCACTGATATGGAAAAAGATAATATCCAATGTGCCTGAGCATGAAGATTCGCGTTCCAAACGCGATCATGCTGACGGCGAGCAGTATGTCTGATATGACGTACAGAGACGTGATCGTCGGATCGTTCGTCAAGCACGAAAGCGACGCCACGTAGCGCGAACCGTCAATCAGCTCTCTTATCAGGTTGAGCATCTGCCTTCTCTCCACTGTCAAGCGGCATTCCACTAGGCACGACAGTCACCACAAAATTGGCTAGATCATCGAATCGTCTTCGCGTCGGACATCTGCTGTCAACTCCCGTTCTGACCCGCCACCTCCCCGGCCCAACTCCATCCGGAACCGGCCTGCGAATCACGAGTCGAGGAGGCGACTTGAAGCCGGGGGTCGAGAACGGAAACGTGGTGGATATGACAGATGCTCGGCTGCTCTCCTCGACTCGCTGCCACGCGAACGTGACCGTGCCAGGACAACTCTCAAGTGATTCACGCCAGACGGAGAACTCGACGTCTCCGTCTGGATGCACCACTGGAGTGTGAACGCGAACGTCCGTGACCCTGACGACGGGCTGATTCTGCTCGCTCGATGCAACGTGGAGCAGCACGGTAGACATTATCCACACCACGAAGAATATTCCGGAGAACGTTGCATATACTCGCCAGAACATGTTCAGTCTGGATCCGGCTCTACCGATCATCGTGCTACTCCACCAGATTCTTGATGACCCAATAGTCACCTGCTCCAAGTCTCGACGAACTGACGTATGTCTCGGGAATGTAGCAGTATCCCCTGTCACCCCACTTGTTGCTCCACGAGTTCTGGACTATGTAACGTCCGTTCTTGTACCCCAGAAGCAGCATGCAGTGACCACCAAGCTCAGCCTCGCGTTCGGGGTCTGGCATTGGGATCTTGCCGGTGCGCGCGACAGAGTCGCTGTCGAAGCTCTCATACAGCATCACGCCGAACACCACCGGGAATCCCTCGGACAGAGCCGACTTGATGTATGCATTCTGCGTTCGCACCCGTTCGTAGGTCAAATTGTCCCACATCTTGCCGAGTCGCTGACAATCCTTCGGTGGTTCAACCTTGAACTTCGACACGTCGTACGGCCACAGTTTCTCGTCGCAGACACCATACTTCGTGACGGCCTTGATTCCGTCGCGAATCTCGAGACCGCTGTCCTCGTTGACACAGTTCTCGATCACTCGTCCGTAATAGTACAGCATGAGTCGCGACAATTCGCGGTCCACTGCACCAGAACGACGAATGTGCCACCGAAGAGCCATCGTGATGGCGTGAGCCACGCACGATCCGAGGTCGCCTTGATCCTCGATCTCCGGAACGAACCGCCTCAGGTCGACCTCCGGCAGAAACGACGGGAGTCGAGTGAACGCGGCCAAGTAGCGGTGATCGCGCGTATCCGCGCGATCCCGCTTCCATCCAAGACGCTTCTTGATGTCCATCAGCGAACGCGAGTGCCCCGAACCGGCACACCGGCCACGGTCGGAACGCCTCGACGCGCCTTCAGTGAGCCGGCTGGTCCAACCGCAGAGCAGATCTGCGTTGCGACGTCGGTGAGCTGAGACGCCGACGACACGCCGAGCGACGCGAGGATGTTGGCCACGGTCTGAGCCGTCGGAACGAACTTGCAGATCTGAGCCGTGGTCGACTGCACCTTGCCGATGATGGCGGCTGCCTGCTGTCCTGCGGAAGTGGTCGGAGTCGGCGTGGCGGTTCCACTCCCGGTCCCATTCGTCACGCATCCAGCGAGTGCGAGCGAAGCGGCGAGGACGCCGATGGCTACGATTCTACGCATTGTATTCTCTCCTGTCTGAGACGTTGAGGGTTCAACCACCTGCACCCGGATCGGGTGGAGGAGGCGTGACGTCCTTTGGAAACGCCACTGGATTCGGCACCGTGATGACGCCAATCTTCGCGATGATCTTCTCAGCGATCTGATCGCTGTCCAGATCGAAGTGCTTTACAGAATCAGACGCGGCCTGATTCACGTACTCGACGGCCTGCTTGATCACCGGCGAGTGAACGTCGAGATTGACGTCTCGAAGCCGATCGCTGAGCTGCATGACGGCTCTGCCCGCCGCATTCTCGAGAGCGACCTGTATCACCTTCATGTAGGTCTCGTCGATCTGAACGTTCGTGCGCTTCTTGACCCACTGGCGAATCAGCTCGAGCAGCGCGAGAATGACACCCATGACCGCCGTCATGAGAATCGGCAGCCAAGGTGCGAGGATCTCGTTGATGTTGATAACCGTCTGCGGAACGGGAACCTGAGACGGCACGACCGGAGCCACCGTCTGACCGACAGCGTTGTACGCCGTGACTGCCATCAAGACGCACGTCAGAGCGGCGAACACTTGAGCTACGCGAATGAACTTCACAGCTTGACTCCCACTGCCTTGCGCACCTCGGCGATGCACGTCTTGTGGACGATCGGAGCGTTTGGCACCAGCAAGTGAGAGTATCCGGTGCTGATAACGTCCAGCTTGGTCTTGTTGTTTGCACCCGTCAGCGAGATGAGCTGCCTCGAGAACGGGTTGAAGCCGTCGATGGCCCACGACGAGAACTGCACGATGCGACCCACGTTGTTCGCCACCGGCACGGGCTTGCAGTACATCGACGGAGCCATGCACGCGATGAACGGAACGGGACTCATCGAGTCCTCGACCGAACCCATCGTGCCTGTTTGACACCCACACGAGTGACACAGAACGACAGTCGGATCCTTCCACTTCTGCATGAGCCGAATGGTGGTGCTCTGCTCAGTCCAGTCGACGATGCGCGGAACGTACAGATACTTCTCGTATCCATTCGCCTTCGCATCTGCCTGAATGGCGGCGATCAAGCTTCGAAGAGCGGCGCCGAACAGTGCGTCATTTCCGGCACCGTACACACCGAGTAGATTGATAGTCTGCATGGTAACTCCCTCACGATGCCAGCGTCTTGGCACGAGACCGAACGCGAGCAACGCGAGCTGACCATCCGCGTTGATAGCGACTCCACTTCTTCGGATCCCGCTGCATGTACTCAAGACGAAGATCGCACAGCCTGTCGATCTGTCTCTCGACAGTCGGCTGCTTCAGCGCCTCCGACAAGAAGTCGTCGATTCCGATCTGATCAACGACCGAAGTTCCGCTGTTGACCGCGAAGTCGAACGCGGCATACGACAGACCCGCAGGAAGCTTGTCGGCTCCGATCGCGTCCCAGTACAGGCTGCGGTAGATCGACTTCGCATCCTCGACACTGAGAGCCTTCAAGTCGTCGAGCGTCTGATCGCGACCTCGCGCTCGCTCCAGAGTCTGAAGCGAGATGCCCATGTTCGACGCTCCCCCCGGCTCATCCGAGTGAATCGTCAGACCACCCTCGTCGTCGAGAACGTACTCCATGACTCGATCGAAGTTCGACGGAGCCGGGGGTAAGAAGTTGAGGGCGGTGGTCGCCGAGGCAGAAGCTTTCGCGGCGCGAAGCGCTCGCCACGTCGCGGGGCCGACGACTCCGTCGCTGACCAGACTGCGCTGAGTCTGAAACGCCTTGACGGCGCGCTCGGTGGCCGGTCCGAAGTCTGAATCGGCGGTGATGCCGAGCATGCGCTGAAGCTCGGCGACCTTCTCACCCTTCGATCCGCGGCGAAGGACCGGATCGTCGGGAACCGGCTGCACCGGTCTGTCGCCCGGAGTTGGAACGTGCGCTAGGCTGCCGATCTTCCACGGTGCCTCGCTGTCGTACAGAGCAGGTGACTCGACGACGCTGACGTGAACGTGGTGATCGTGAGGATTCGAACCATGGTAGGCTCGCCACGGCTTTCCTGGATTGGCTATCCTGCCGTTCGAGATGATATAGCTGATTCGCTTGTCACCAGACTGTCGAAGATTCTCGGCCAGCACATAGCTGTCCATTCCGTTCTTGGGATCGTGAGTGAAGTCGCGAGCGCGAACCACGCCGTATCCCTTCTTGTCGACGATGTATGGATTGTGATCGGAGGTTCGCGATGCGTGTGCGGCGTCTCCGATCCAGCCGTCGCTGACTCGACTGCGATTCGGCACTGCGGCGTCGATCTGCTTCTTGAGCTGAACGAGCGCGAGTGCCTCGCGATACGGTCGAGTGACACCGAGCTTGACTGGCGACTTCGCGGTCGCAGACGCGCGACGCGCCGTTCTGACCTTCGACTGCTTCTTGGTGGATTTCTTGCGTGACGGCGCGGCCTTGCGCACTGGCTTCGCGGTCTTTCTTGCCTTCGCCTTCTTCATCTCCTGTCTCCGTTTTGCTCGTTGTTTGTGGACCCTGCTACGGTGTTTGGTGATGCCAGCGCGGCGCACAGGACGTCGCGCTGGCTCGCACAGCGATCGCAGGGATCGCTCCGTTCAGCATTTGGCAGGGGTACTAGCCACCATTTTACAAATACTGAACGAAAGTGGCTTCACTGCACCGCCTGCAGATGGTGTGACGTGATAGCGGGCGACACGCCAGCGGCAGAGGCGTGCCGCGTGCGCCTGGAAGCAGAGGCGTGGCGCGAGGAACCTCCGGTCCTCGCATGCGCGAAGCGACGACCCCACTCAGCGCCTCCCGGACCGTACGATATGTGAACGTGAGGAGTGCCGGGTGCAGAGTAATAGTCAGTCGAGTATCCACCCGGCCAGTTTCGCAGGCGTGCGTAGATGCAGGATGGGTTTCCCTGCATGTCGACAGCTCGCCCGAGAGCATGCTCGCTGATGTGACCGTTCGGCTTGCGAGCTCCCTTCCTGAACGCTGACACGACTCTCGAGCCGCACGCGGCCTGAATCTCTGCTACCTTGTTCGCCAGAGCACCTGTGCCGTGACCGAATCGAACCTGAGCCTCGGCCAGAGACACTGAAGCAATGAGGAAGACGATGACAGTGATGAACTTCATTCCGTTTGGTATCCTCTCGTTGACAACACCGATGTCACACGGTGGCGTAGCGATCCAGTCGCGTCACGAAACCGTACGACGTGATCCTTCTGTGTATGTTGATCTCTACGAATCCTTCTGTTGTTGCTGGTTGAGACTGAGGAGAACCGGAAAACATCAGCGCCCACCTTAGGTCATTCGACTGTCCAGCCACCGAGTACGTTCCAAAGGCCGCGTCGATTCTGCCGGTGCGTCGCATGTCGTTCGCCTGACCGGAAAGCACGTATGATCCCTGATCTGCAATCGTCGTGCGACCCCGCAATGTGCCTGCGGCCTGACCAGTCATCGAATACAGGCCACGTTCAGCGGTCATTGTCTTACCGTAGAAGACCGTCGCGTCCTGTCCACTCAGCGAGTACGAACCCTGATCAGCGTAAAAAATACGGCTGCGAGCGGTGATGGCAGCCTGACCAGACAAGGTGTAAGAGCCTTGATCTGCTACGGTGACGCGGCTCCTCAGGAAGAACGCCGCCTGTCCAGTCATTGAGTAAGAACCGTTGTTGGCCGTCAGCGTCTTGCCGTAGTAGCCGTTCGTGTCCTGACCTGACAGCGAGTACGATCCCTGATCTGCGAACAGAATCGGCTTCAGCAGCAGATTCGCCGACTGACCAGTGATCGCGTACGATCCCTGATCTGCGAACGTGACGCGCGTTCTGATTGTAGACGCGGCCTGACCAGACAGCGAGTACGAACCGAAGTCAGTGGATGGCTTCCACCCCTTATACAGACCAGCATCCTGTCCAGTGACGTCGTAGAGTCCACGACCACCGAACAGTGAAAGCTGAACCAGAATCGACTGACCGGTGACATCATAGCTGCCTTGATCAGCAGCGAGAATGCCGGTGCGGGTGAGTCCAACGTCGTACCCAGTGATAGAATAGGAACCTCCGTCCGCCGTAAGTGCGAAGGTCGATGTGAACGACGTGACCCAAAGTCTCTTGAAATAGGACATCTATTTACACCAAGATTGGGGTGTTGTGAGCGCGAATGGGGTCTGGAGCGTCAAACATCGGTGAATTCGGGGCCACCATTCTGGGAGAACCCTCTGGTGAAAATACGAAATTGTTGTCGTACCCCGACTGTATGAGTTGATCGGTTCGTGATCCTCCCGGCAGCACCCATCCATTTCTGAACGGAGCCATGAACACCATCTTGGATCGTTGAACGTACGGATTGGCGAACGGCCCTCTTCTAGCCATCAGCCACGTCATCTCCCTAGGCATGGCTCCCGCGTCTTCCGGCCATATTCGATCGTTGTATATCCAAAAATCGGAAACGTACCCATTGTCATTTTGAGCGCCACCGACCGAAGACCAACCTATGCGCAGATTGCTCTGTGTCGGCAAGTTACGACTGGTGGTGTTGGTGGCAGCCCCCGGACTATCTCCCAGATGCTCTGAGCAAAAGTCCATTGTCCTTCTTGTGGTACTGATAAATCGCATCGCGATAAAATACCATTTGCTCTGGAAGGCAGACACGGCAAATGTGATAGAGGCGTCTGCGTTGCTTCCACCCTCACGTTGACGCATGACCAGTCGAAAGTTCCCACCTCCCGGATTGGTATCGTGAAACAGGGTAATGTAGTTACTACTGTTCACGCCATCTATGGCGAACGGAAAGCGGGTAGTTCCGTTCACCACGTCGTTCTTGATCCACATGCCGATAGTGAACGGCAGCGTAAGCTGTGCCCCGACCCACGGCGCAGAGAGGTGATCAGAGGTAGTGGGAAAATACAAGGCCATCGTCGATCAGCTTTCAATCTTCAACGGGGTGTACTTCACCTCGTGGTTTCCAGCGGTGGAGTTCAGCGCGACGCCGGTATTCTGCACGACCCACAGACCCCACTTCTGCGNNGCCATAGTTCGACGTCGCGGAGGTCGGTATGATCGTCACGAGACGAAGAAGCGATTTCTTGACCAGTGTCAAATTTCCATCCGTGCCGGTGCAGACGTGAGAATACCTGCTGCCGCCGTCCCACGTGCCATAAGCCCAGACCTCGATCTGTCTGTCGGCCGTTGGCGACGTGCCGGTAGTTATGAGACCACCTATGATGGCATCGATCGCGTCGTCGCCGCTCGGCCCGTTGTCAACGACGGTACTCTCACGTCCAGCGAGCAGATTGGTGTCACTCGCGAGAGACGCGAGTGACAGCGTCATGGTGACTGGCGAACCAAAGTTCGGTGTCGCGGTCGGCATTGATCACTCCCTGTTCTCGGACATGGCGCGACCACCGGTGGCGCGCGCCAGCCGAGAGATCTCCTCGTCGAGCTCGACGAGTCTGCCGTGGATCTGCTGACGAATCTCGTTCATCACGCGATCTCTCGCCTGCTGAACCTGCTCGACCTGCGAGTTCAAGTCGTCGAGCTGCTTCTGCTGCGGCGCGACGCTCTCGAGAAGAGCCGCCTTCTCCTCCTGCATCTCCTGCAATTTCTGACGGAGAAGCTGATCGGTGGAATAGCCCTGAGTGCTGGTCGGTGTCTTAGCCATGATTTGATACTCCAATGATGAGGGCATCGCTGCCCGCGTGTCTCTTGTGTTCTGCGAATCCACGGCTGAAGTACATCACAGCCATGGTGGCCTGTCCCTGATCCTCGATGATGTCGCTCAGAAGCTCACCAATCTCCTTCTCTCCCCCGATTCTGATGTAGTAGAGCTTCTTGCTGTTTGGATGCCACTCAAACCGGTACTGAGGAAGAGAACCGGTCCTGATGTGCATGATCTTCGCATCGAGTGGAACTGACACTGTATTCATGGTAGTCTCCCTTCCGTTGTGGTCAAGATCAGGTGATCTGCAGAATTCCGTTGGTGGCGTCGAAGTCAACGGTGAAAGTTTCGCCGGTCGCCAGCGAGATCGACGAGCCGTAGTCCCACCACGCGATGAGTGGGTCAGCCGGGGAGGTGGGCGTGTCGTTGTAGAGGTCGGCGTACCTGAACGGACCGACCGCGCCGGACGCGGTGAACACCACGTCCGTTCCGGTGACCTTCGCCGTTGCCGTGGCGATGGAGGTCGAGATCGTTGTCGCCGTGCCTCCCGCAGTGTATCCGTTGCCAGCCGAGATCTCAGTCAGGTTCGCCTTGACGGAGTTGGTGGCGAGCGGCGCGGTGTTCGTCAGCATGACCTTGAAGGTGTGCGCATCGAAGTCGTGCACGCCGTCGATCAGGTCCTTGACGAACTGATTGTGCTTGTTGTACGTGGCCATGGTAGTGTTATCCTTTCATCCTTTATACTGGTGCTGAATAGCTGAACGGATTGATGCCGACTCGCTGGCCAGAAGCGATGGTGACCGATGACACGGTCAGGTCGCCTCCGCCACCTGTCACGGTGACAGTTCCAGACAGAATCTGCGTGCCGTTTCGATCGCGAGTGACGAAGTTCGTCGCCGTTCCAGTCGCAACGGCGTATACCTCGATCGGAACTCCCAGGAGTGCGACGGTTCCGCTGGACGCCGCGCCAAAGGCTGGGTTCGGCAGCGGAAACTCGACAAGAACGACGTTCGAGGCGTCCCTGACCTGCAGAACGGCAGTTCCGCTTCCGACGTCGTGCGCATCTGCGGTCGCATCAGCGAGTGTGTTGCGCGTAGAAGCACCGTGGTTGATCGTCATCAGCGGAGCCCCAACATCACCATTGAAAAGTCTGCCATGGTCGCGTCTCGTGGATTGGGAAACTTGACCCAGATCTGAGAGCCAGCGTCGATGTTGACATCGTCCGCCAGCGCGAAAGTGCCCTCCTTCTCACCGGCATCGAACGTGACTGTCAGCAGCACGGCAGGAGAGTCAGTCGCGTTCGCGCGATACATGACCTGTATGATCGCCTGAGACGTCGGCGCAGTTCTGGCCCTCGCGTACCATCCTACGAAGTCATCGTTCAGAAGCTTGATGTCCAGCGGAACGTCGATGGGAGGAAGCTCCTCTCCGACGTCTGGCTTGTTGCTCGCGGCGAAGAACATTGGAAACGCGAACAGCAGGTCATTCGCGTCATACTCCTGCGCAGTTCCAACTGGAACGTATCTCCACGTGCGACTGAAGGCACCCTTCACGGCGTCGATTCGATAGCGCCCGCCGACTGCGTGGAAGTACACGAATCCATCTGCGTCCGACGTGAGTGGATTGTCGATCTGATTCGCTCCGTCTCGATCGCCGTATAGAACTGCGGCAGCTCCAGTGTCCTCATCGATGACGGTGACAGAGGCATCAGCCTCTGTGCCACCGTCCTGATTTTGAATCTGAAACTGCTTGCGAGCGAACTTTATTACGCCCATGATGAATCATCTCCTAGTTGATCTGCGGTCCGAGGATGGATCCATCGTTCTGCATGACCGTGATGAACGACGCACCGTCGATGGCCGCTCCGGCAATACCCTCATCCCCTCCGGGGATGTTGATGCCCAAAACCTTCCCAGGTTTACCGTGCTCTCCGTTAGTTCCTGTGGCACCACCATCACCGCCTCGGCCTGCGTTAGCACCACCACTCAGTCCAAGTGTCGGGACTGTGTAGTTACCGCCGACGTTTCGACCGGCACCGTCACCTCCATTACCTCCCTTAGTGTATGTTGATATGCCGATAGAACCACTTCCACCACCACCACCACCGCCGCCACCACCACCTATCAAGGCACCAGTCTCTAGATACAGATTAATCGGATAACGAGTGTAAATGGCCGATCCACCGCTCTCGCCGGGATCTCCTCCATTACCATTCCCTCTACCATCGCCGCCTCGACCACCATATCCATGAATGACACTGAGTGGACGAAGTCTGATATTAATGGTCACACCATTAGGCCAATCTCCAATGACTAGAGACGGACCGGTGCGAACAGATGAATACAGAGTCTGACGGTTCTCTATGTAGAGGTCAACAACGGCACCGGCAGTTGGAGCCGGATAGACTTCGTCATAGTAGTCTCTCAGGTTGATCTGGTCCGTGTTGACTTCAACGTACAGAATTCTGCTGTTGAAGTCAGAAGCAACGTCGAAGATCATCTCTTCGGCTTCAATCTTCACCACTGACTCAGTCTTGTCGACGCGAGTGACCTGAAGAGGCATCGCCTCCAGAATACCGCGAGGATCCTGTATCTTACGGTGCCAAAGTCTAGCGCCATCACCGGGAAACATCTCCTCCTGCGCAGACCTGAACAGTGCGAACGACACTCTCCGAGGCGCATTCTTGAATCTGCCGATCTGAATGCCGTTGAGTCGCTGAGCGGTGGATCGAGCACCAGCCGCGATCCATCTGGCAAAGATGATCTTGGTGGCGGGGGTCTTGTAGTCAGTCTGCATCTGAAGATCGAAGTCCGCAACCGCCGACCGATAGTTGCTCGGATCGTCTACCGAGTCGAGAGGATTGATCATGCCATAGTACGTCCAGACCTCGTCGATTCTCTTGTCAGGCTGATCGACTACGCTGAGCGTTCCCTTCATGATGTTGTTTTCGTCGACGCGCTTGGCAGACGTAGGTATCTGACGAAGAACCTGCAACCTGATGAGCTCGTTCTCGTCGTCCCACCACATTGCCAGAGCCACCTGCTCGATCAGCTCGTCGACGAGCTTGCGAACAGAAGTTGGCTCAGCTATCAGTGCAGAGTTCACTCGCTGGTAGAACGCCGCCGTCTCGAACTGCCAGCTAGAAAGCGGGATCAACGCTGGATCGACGTCGGCGTAGTTCACCATCAGGTCATACAGAATGTCGGCTGCATCAACGCCGTCATACTGCAAGCAGATCTGAAATCTGTCCTGCTCGTCGTGCGCCTCCGCCTCAGTGTTGAACTGAGCGCGCGTGATCGTGATGATGTCCCAGCTCTGCTGATTGTACTGTGCCGTCGGTGGTGCAGTCTCCTGACCGCTGCCGTATCGAGCGACGTTCGACGAGAAGCGAAACTCGTCTATGTTGCCCTGCCAGTTAGCCGCACTGTTCGTCGATCCGAGACGACCTAGTCCCAGCGTCTGAGTCGAGTCATTCACGTCACCGGTGAACGTGTCTGTGTCGACGACCACGCCGTCCACGATGAGGCTGATGGTGTCTCCCTCGCGCTCGAGCGCCACGTGATGCCAGCCCGTGTTCAGCGCGTCGGTGTACTGAGTGGCTCCTGTGAGCACGACCCAGCTAGTGCCGTTCGACACGCCAGCCTCGATGAAGTTGCTGGCATTGCGCCTGATGTACCACGACGACAGAGCCGCCGTGACAGACGAGTCGGCCTGACCAGCCAGCTCCTTGATCGAGCCGCTGGTCGCTGTCGTTCGAAACCACAGATCGATCGTGAAGTCCAGGCTCAGCAGAGTCACGTCAACATTGTCGTTCAGGACGAACGCCTGCGTCGATCCGTTGAACAAACGCGAAGACGCATTGCCAGTCACTGGAGCAAAGTTAGTGGTATCCACGTTGACTGAGTTGACATTCGTCCAAGTGTGAGTGACAGATGCGGCCACGCCCAAGTCTGTAAACGGATTGTTCATAGGAGTATAGACACGAGTATACTGATCGTTCCCGACTCCCTCCGCTCTGGTGAACGTGACGATCTCCTTACCACCTATCGCCGCGATGCCAGACGTCGGGTACGTCGACCCGATATCGGTTGGGCTCAGCGTCAGAGTGGTGGCAACATCAGTGATAGGCTCCCTGAGGAATCCCTCAGACAGGTTAGGAGCCTGCGCTCTGTCGCCGTCGAGCTTCTTCAGTGGATCCTTCGCAACGATGCTGTAGACGCCGTCCTCGTTTGGACCGTCGAACGACTCGACAACGAAGTGATGAGTCTCCATCTCCGACGTCTGCAGACCGAGAAATCCACGAAGCAGTCGAAGAGCCTGTCCAGTCAAGAACTTCTGACGCGCGCGAAACTTTCCCCAGAACGTGCCGGTCTGAATCGGATCGTACTCGCGCTCTGCGACGTACTTGTCTCCCCCCGGCCCGGTGTCAGGCGATGGATGATCCCTAAACGTGGCCCTGATCGATGAGCGCGTGCCTAGACTCTTTCCCAGATCGATGGTGCCGGGGGTGTGCGATACTTCGAGGAGATTGGGAACGCAGTCGATGTCGGTCGGCAGATATCCGGTGTTCTTGCCGAATCGAGTGGTGATGGTCTCCTCGCTGAAGTTCACTCTGTCTTGACAGGTCGCCTTGGTGTTGAAGCACTTGTAGGTTCCGGTGACCTCCCTGTCGTTGCGAAACGACACGACCTGAAGTCCCAATACTGTCGTCGAACTGCCGTGATTCTCGACGGTCACGTCGTACGATGCGACGTTGTTCGCGGCGAGTATTGCTGCTCCTGATATGCCGTTCGTCGTTTCGCCCATCATCTGAAAGACGCGGTCGATGCCCGTCCACGTGAACTCGCCGTTGCTGTCGAACACGTCGACTATCGCAAGAACGAGGTCGTTAGCGTCGACGTCGACGGTGACCGTCGCCGGACTCGCGGGGGTCGAATTGTGACCGGCACCTGCAACCTGACCAGTGACGTCCGACTTCGAGTAGATCGCGCCGGACCAGACGTAGCAGCGAGACCGACCAGTCGGAAAGGTGACCACCACGTCAGCGGTCTCTCCGACCACGGCCTGACCGTCGATCTCGAAGAACTTCGTCCTGAGCGTGCTGGTGCCAACGCCTGGAACCAGCGTCGCCGAGACACCACCGATCGTCATCGTCGTGCCGCTCTCGATACCGTTGGTCGCGACGCCGATCACGATCTTCTTTCGATCGACGGTGTCCAGTCCGATGAACACGTCGTCGAACGTATAGACGCTCTGATTGACTGGATCGAGACGAACCTCTCCGTGCACGAACTGTGGAGCCATCGCTGCCTGACACGGAGTTTCTCCGTAGGTCAGAGTGCAGTAGGGAACGTCGATCTCTACGTATGTGAGAGCTTTCACTCGTTGTAACCTTCAAGATTTCCGAGAGCAGACGTGACGTAGAAACTGATTCCTGAGATCGTGAATTCGACCTGCATCATTCCATTCGGTCGCTGATTGGAGGGTCGAATGTCTCCCGACACCCAAGCATATCCCATCTCGTCAGGATAGCTCAATGGACGCCATCCCCAGAAAAACGGACGCTCGCGGGCGAGCTGAGCGAACTTGACGTCGAACACCTGACGATACCAGTCGGGAGTCACGTTGTTCAACGTGATGGTGGACGACAGTGACTCATTCGTGACGATTCGTCCGAGGAAGTGACCGCTCTCGCTGTTACCGGTCTCAATCTCTGTCACTCTGCCGAGAGGAAGTGGAGTGTGACCGACGTAGATTCGTCGCTGCAACACGACGAGCTCTCCGACGTTCAACACTCCGAGTCGCGGGGGTGCACTACCGGCCTCGAACTTGACGCGAATGCCCGCGCGTGGGCCACCAGTGAACCTGAAGACGATTGGCTCGTTGCTGCCCGGCAGAATCGGTCCGGCCAGATGCACGAATCCAGATCCAGTGTCCTCCTCGATAGAGACGGAGATGCCAGCCTCTGCGAAGTTGTGATTCGCAAGACCAACATAATCTATCGTATCGCCATCAGTGTCCACGGTGAGGTACTGAACGGCGGTCGTCTCTGCTCGCCACTGCCAGAACGTGGCCGTGGCGAACAGGTTCTCGAGGGGATACAGAGCGTTCTCCTCGTCGACTGTCGTGTTCTCTATCGTTGCCACGCTGTCGATTCCGATGATGGGATTGTTCAGCGTCGGCGTGACACCACCGATCGACGGATTCGCAAGCTTCAGCTCTTCTGATATGACGATCACAGCACCACCACCTTGCCACCGTCTCTCTGGAACTCAACGAGCTTCTGCGCGAGATCACGAACGGTATCGTTGTCGAAGAGTCCTCGCTTGTCGAGACCACTCACGAAGAGTGTTCGATTGGAAGACTGTTGCGAGGCGGCAGACTGTTGTGCTCTACCACCGCCACCTCCACCTCCACCTCCGCCACCAGTCGTGGACGACACCGTTCCCTTCGAGTTCTGACCGACACCGGCGAGCTTCGCGATCACGGCAGCCGTACCGGCTGCCGCGATGCCCGCCATCACGGCACCCATTCCAGGAATGCCAGTCTTCTCACCTGTGGCCCACGCGCTGACGACGGCCTCGTATCCCTTGACGAGAGCCGTGGCGTACGCGATGGCCTTCATGATGGTGAAGCCCTTCTCGGACTCGTCCTGCATGATGTCCTTGATCTGACCCATGGCCGTGTCGACCACACCAGCAACCGCGGACCACGTCGACGCGAGCAGCTGCTGATACTGCAGAGCATACTTCTGGCCGATCTCCATCCGCGCCTTCTCTGCCTCCTCGCGAGAAATGGTCTGCGAAGCCTCGAACTCCTCGACCTTCTTCATGAGCTCTTCGTTGCGATGCTCGAGCTGCTCGAACTCGCTCGCGTATTGCGAGGTGATCGAGTTCCATATCAACTCCCTTCGCTTCTGCTGGTAGTTCTCCTCGATCTTGAGCTTCATCTCGTTGTGCTGCTGCAACGACAGAGCTCCCTTCTCGTAGAGCTGCTGCTCCTCGAGAATCTGCTTCTCTCGAGCGATCTTCAGCACCTCGCTCTCGTCGGCCATGGCCTGCTTGAGTGCGAGCACTCGCTTTTGCAAGCCCTCCATCTCCTTCGAACCGAGACCGAAGTTTCCCTTGTTGGTGCCCATCAGCGCGTCGCGATCCTTGATGGATTCCTCGGCCGCCTTCTTGGCCGCCTCGCGCTGTGACTGCCACCACTTGCGAATACCGTCCGCGTCGGGGGGCGTCTCTAGCGTCTTGTGCAGATTTCCGTAGGTATTCTCGATCCTGTCGATCGAGAAGGAGATCTTGCCGAGCGTCGCGTTCCACGCGTCTGCAAACAGATTCAGTCCTCCTATGATGGCGTCCATCATGACGTCAAACGCGATCCGCGCCGAGTACCATATCGACGGCAGCACGCCGAATCCAACGACGATCTCCTCGACAACCTTTGCCACGATATTCTGCATTCCACCGGCATCGCTGACGAACTGCCTGAATCCATCGGCCGTGATCTTCATGAGAGTGCTGACCTCGACGGCCAGCTGATTCGCGATGCCGGTAGCGGCGAGTTTGAACACCGTGACGGCGTCGTTCGCCATCTCGACCTGCTCGCCCTGAACCTTGTTAACCAGCACGCCGAACAGCTCAAGGTCACTTCGCGCATCGTTGATGGCCTTGCTACCATTCTCGAACAGCGCGGCTATCTTTCCTCCGCGAATGCCGAACTGACCGAGAAGATCAGCGACCTGCTGAGTAGTGAGGCCGAGTCGCTTGGTCGCATCTGCGATCGCCCCCATGCGCTTGTCGACGTCCATCTTGGACAGCTCGCTCACGCTGAGACCGAGTCGACGAAATGCGTCAGCTGCCTCACCCTTCGCGTCGCGAGCAGCCTCGCCGAGCTTGCGCTGAACGCGCTCGAGAGCCTTGGTCAACTCCTCCTGAGAGATGCCAGCCAGATCAGCAGTGCGAGTCAGAACCTGAATTCCCTCGATCGATCCGCCGAGCTGACGAGCCAGCTTCGACTGAACATCGATGTTCTCGAGGCTTCTGGTCGTGAGAAGGACGATGCCGGTCGCAGCGGCGGCAAACGCCGCTGCGACACCGACCTTGACACGATTGGAGATGTTGGCGGCGACCTTCTCGACGCTCTTCAGACTGGCCTCGGCGTCCTTCGAACCCTTGATGAGTCCCGACGCATCTGCCCGCAGCAGAACGGCGACAGTGCCAACAACGACTTGATCAATCATCAGAATGATCTCCACCGGGTCCGTACGTCTCTTCGTAGATTCGTCGAACCTCATCTTCAGTCATGCTGCCATACATCTTCTTCGGCATGACACTCAGCTTGTACTCAGCGAGCCACCAGAACGTCACCGGGTGGAGTGACCAGAACTCACTAGGCTGGATTCCCCAGAGACCGACTGCGACTTGGAACGCCGCCTTGACGAGTCTCGGTTCTGGGGCTTCCGTTCCCCCGGTTGCACACTCGCTGCGACAGAATCATCGGACTTCTGCTTCTGCGCTTCCTCCATGGCCTTCTTTACTTCAGATGGAGGCACCATCATTCCCAGAAGTCCGTGAATCGCGATGACCAACGTGCTCTCCGATGGAACGGCCTTTCTCGCGAACATGGAGACGTAGACTTCCTCGTCCGTGATGTTAGAACCACAGAACCGAAGAATGGAGCCATACGCGCGGCTCAGTTTCACTAGCGATAGAGACTGAGTCCGCGCGAGGCCCTCACTGAGGTCGCGGAGCGTGATGTGCTCCTCGATAAGAGCGATGGCTCTCATGACCTTATCAGACGGTATCGTGTATGTTTCTTTCTTACCGTCCCTGTCCCATACGATCTTGACGTCTTCAAACAGTCTTGGAGCTTCCATCGCTCACCCTCCTTAGCTGTATCCGGTGTATGTCACTGCACCGGTCGACTGGAACGCAGCCTCGAACGTGGTGGCACCGTTGTATGTGCCAGTCTCGTTGTACGAAGCCATGAAGAACTCGCCGGCGATGACGCCTCCGTCAGGATACGTCAGAGTCATGGCCTTGGTACGAGTTCCTGCATACCAGTCGGCACGCAGAGCGTTCGACTTGGTGACGCCAGAAATCGTCACGTCGAGCTGGTTCTGTCCAGCCTCGTCGTGAAGCTTGCGCCAGCCATCGTCATCGTCAGATGTGAGGTCAACCGGTTCGCCGTTCTGGTTGATGCCTTTCTCGCGGACACCGGGAATTTCCTCGTTACCCCACTCGAAGATGACCTTTCGACCAAGAAATGCAGCCATCTATTTCTCCTTTCAGATCTCTCGAATTGCTTGATAGTTCGCCGTCAAGAGGTGACGGTCATTGTCGTCTCGTCCGATGCCGATGACGTCTGATGTCATCGTGACACCCACGAACGTGCTCGTCTCCATCACGATCGGAGCGGGCAGTATCAAGAGATCGCGAATGATCTCGTGAATAGCGTATCCCTCGTTGTATGCTGCGCACCTGACACGAACCTGAAAGTTCACGACCGAGATGTCCAGCTCATCAGTATCGGGGCCAGTTCCACCAGAATCGTACACGGTGACAACGTCATTCGGTTCCGCTGGCTCCCAGACAGCGTTGACGCACCACCTGTCCGATCCACCGAATCCACCGAGACCGGTGTAGTCGACGCTCGCCAGATACTTTGCTATGTCGATTGCAGGAGAATTCATCTTCGCACACCATCCCTCGCGTGATTCGCAACGAGCTCGAGGACTTCCTCCTGATTGCGCTGCAACGCATTGGCCAAGAATCTAGGTTCGCCCTGCGGACCCCAATACACTCCGCGACCGCTCTTTCTGGGTTGACCACGCCACTTGGCCTGAAGATTCTCGTGAACGTAGATGGCGTACGACGCGGTGAATCCTACCTCGACAAATGGATCTTGCCTAGTCGATCGCTGTCCCTTGCGAACGTATCCAGACTGCCGAAGCGTTCCGTACTCGACGGGCACGTGAAGCTGAGCATCGCGCAGCACCACGGCTCCACCGGCGAGCAATCCACCGTACGACACATCACCAACGCGAGCAAGCTTCTTGTTGATGTTCGCTATCGCCTTGTCGATACCCACCACGTTCTTGGCCACGTCACGCTCCCAGGTACACCTGACGATAGAAGCTGCCTCCAGTGTCCTTGTCGGCGAATCCGGAGATAGACAGAACCTGCCGCTGCGAACCATCGGGAAGAACGAACTTGTCGCGTGGATCAACACTCACGTCAGTCAGAAACGTAATCACGTGAGTGCTGAGCACCTCCTCCCCCGCCTGCGTCTGAACCAACTTCTGCTTGGTCTCGACGATCGCCGAGCGAGAAACGGGGGCAGAGAAGGACTTGCCTCCCATTCCGTCGTTTCCGCTGTACGAATAGTGCTGCACCGATGGCTGAAGGTCAGCCGTCAGCGAGTTGGCCAGCGCCACGCCGTTTCTGAGGATGTCCGCGAAGCCTGCCATGTTACGTCACCACGATTGGATACGGAATGTGATTGTCCTCGTTGAGATACCATTCCTGCGGTATCAGCGACATGACGTTGTCGGAGATCGCTGAGGTCATCTCGATGGAGGACGAGAAGCCGATCTCGACCGGACCGGCCTTGATCTTGTTGATTCCCTGCGCAGAGACGCTGTTCTCGGCGAGTCTGTCGCCTGACAGCAGACTGAACGCCGTCTCGATCTGAGCCTCCTTGATGGCGACTGGGATCTCGTCGTCTGGAACCTCGCTGCCGTCGTGATAGATCATTCCGGAACGAGGCCACTCCATCGACTGAGACTCGCTGGCCTTGCTGCCACTCCACCGCACGGTGCGATCGAGAAGCCGCGCTGCCCAGAGCAGCGCGGAATTCTTCGTGTCGTTGGTGGCCGCAGTCCATGCCGTCGTGTGAAGACGGTCACCCATGTACGTGTTCGCCTCTGCGAGCGTCACGTACGAATTGGAAGACGACCCTCCAACCGTTGCGTCGATAGCCGATGGCATGGTCTGCTCCTGTTATTCCTCGCTCGCCTTCTTGCGAAGAGCGGACATGATGGCGGGGCTCTTCGGATTTCCACCGGCGGCACCACCACCCGGCCAGTCGTCACCGAGAATGTGCTTGGCCGTCGCGTAGTAATCGTTATATTTGAGCTTCTCGCTCTTGATCTTGTCGAGCAGCTCCTGTGCACTCGATGCGATGAAGTCGCCGCGATCGTCGTCCTTATCCTCGACAGGATTCGTGCTGACGGTCTCGTCTTCACCGGCCTTCTCGAGATGAAGCGTCTCGCTGTGCTTCATGGAGTTCGAGGCGCGCTCGCTGAGAAACACGACGACAGATTGACCCGGTTCAAGACTCACCATCTTGTTGGACGAGTCGTAGAACACGCGAGTCCGCCGCGAGACATTCTTGACGAAGAACTTGCCGTCGTCGTCGGCGGGATTGGCCTTGGCCATGTTGATTCACTCCTTTTCCGTTCTGATGTGTTCTCTGTGAAAACCGAGGCGCGACTGTGCAGAGTCGCGCCTCGGCTGAGACCGATTACTCGTACGCCGTATCCAGGATGTGGTCGACGTAGCGAACGGCCTTCGGGCGCCGAATCTCGACACCGGCGATGCGGAAGATGCCGGGAACGTCGAAGATCAGCGGTCCACGCTGCCACACCGGGAGGAAGCGGTGAGGCATCGGGATGTGAAGCTTCACGACCGAGGGATCGCGACGATACGCGACCATGCGGCCGGTGCCGTTCTCACCCGCAGTTTCCAGGCCGCGAACGGCACGGATCGTGATCGGCTGACCAGTCAACGCCGTGAAGACGTTGTTCTGCTGAATCCACTGCAGAACGGTCATCGTGGTGTTCGGCATCTGCTTCGTCGCGATCTGAGTCATCGCCGCGATCGGAAGCAGAACCGTGTCCGCCATCTCCACGGTGAGCGTGGAGGTGTAGATGCCGGTGAGGGCATCGTTGACGTCGGTCAGAATCTGCTCCGCCGTCTTGTCGGACCACGCCGGCGAATTGCCGGTGCCGGAGTATGCCGCATCGGCCTGCGTGACAGCCGCATCATTGATGAGGCCAGTCATGTTTCGCGACGTGTCACCGGTCATGGCGACGCCATCGACGAACTCTTCGTACGCGCGACGAGCAGCCTCGGCCTTCTCGGAGGTGAGATTGGTGCCCGGCACCATCATCGCCTGACCGAGCTCTTCGAGCGTGTAGCGATAGCCGATGCCCGCCATTTCGACGGTCTGCTCGTGCTTCTCGCGCACCACGTCAGCGAGACGCATGTCGGTCGACATGTGGTTGAACCACGCTGCCTGACCGGCCTTGTCCATGCTGAAGTAGGTGATGGACTTCGCCCATTCGTTGGCCGAAGTATCGACCGGAATGAGCTGAGGGTACTGAATCTCAGGATAGCGGATTCGAGCCACCTGAGCTTCGATGTAAGTACCCTGACGGACGAGGAAGGACAGTGCCTGCTGCACCGCGTCCGCCGTGTAGAGATTGAAGTTGGGGTGCATCTTGGAAAATCTCCTTTGATTGATGCTATGCGTTCACGTCAAGCCGTCATGCGGACGGAAGGTGACCGCTGAGGCGAACGCGAGCAACGGCGCCAGAGCTGACCGTGTCGAGCCAGCGTGCGCCGGAGATGGCGAACTGAGTACCACTCGTACCGGCAGACGAAAGAACGCCGGTGGTGGAGGCGAAGGTGACGTCGGCGCCGTCGGCGACGTCGCCGCCAGCGGTGACCCAGATATCACCGCGAACGAGCACGCCCATCACGGAGTTCTGAGCGTACTCGTCTCCATCGTCGTTCATCAGCGTGACGTCGCGAATGGAGATGCCGAGGAAGTCAGCAGCCGCAGCGGCACCGAGAACGGCACCATTGTCGGCAGAGCCGCGACCAACGGCGAGGCCGAAGCCGATGCCAGCCGCCGTCTCGCAGATACGCGAGTCAGCATCGTAGGAGTGCATCGATGCGATCTGACCGGCGAGACCACGCGGCTGATTCGCCGAGTAGGCAGACTGAACCGCCATCGCCGAGTAGAGCAGGGAGCCGCCGACCGCGAAGTCGTACTGCACCATGCCGATAGCAGCGAGCACGGCGAAGAGCGCGATGCCAGCCGCAACGATGAGGAAAGAATTGGGAGTCATGATGACCTTGTCTCCTTGTTGATGTTCCCAGAATCTCAGAGCCGGCGATCAGTTCGCCTTCTGATGCTTCCAGGCATTGTTGTAGTAATCGTCGCGCTCCTTGTACGCGGCGTCAACCGCATCCTGGCCGACGATCGGCTTGTTGTCCACGACGTGCCGAAGCGTGTTCGCCAGCGGATCAGCAGAACCGGCCGCAGGCTTCACGTCAGCGGTGAGAGCGTCGAACGCGGCCTTGGTCGCATCTTCGCTGTAGTTCTTGGCCACGTCACCCATCTTGGCATCGACGACTGCCTTGCGGATATCGTGAATGGACTTCTTCGAGACGTCGCCGAGCGAGTCACCGAGAACGGCGAGCGCCTTGCCCACCACCTCGGTGCGATCCTTGACGAGAGCCTCGAGCTTCTCCGGAGTAATAGCCGCATCGGCGACCTGCTTCTTCAGCACGTCGATCTCGGCATCCTTGGTCTCCGTGACCTTCTTCGTCTCGGCCTGAGCCGCTGCGAGTGCGGTCTGTGAATCGGCGAGCTGCTTCTTCAGCCCGTCGATGTCGGCGACGTACGAGGCAGCCTTCGCGGCCGCATCGCTGATCGCCTTCTGCACCACCTGAGCCGAAGTCTCGTCCATGTTGCACGAGATGCCGTCGACCGTGATGACCTTGAACTTGGAATCCATGTTGTCAGTCTCCTTGATGTTGTCGTCACCGATCCGAAGGTTCGGGCCACCTCTGGCAGCGGTGACGACTGCCAAGTGATTCGCCCGAATTTGAGTCTGAATGGCGTCATACTTGACACCATCCTTCGTAACCCCCGGCTCCCACTTGAGCTCGGTGGTGTATCCGAGGCTGAGCTGACTCTTGCCGTTCTCAACCTCCTTGATTGCATCCGCGTCCATGAGAACCATGGGAACGCGAACGAATTCGCCGTCGCGCTGCACTTCGTCACCGGTCATGCCGATGCTGTACTTGCGCCAGTTATCCGCGGTCACGAGAACCGGGGGATGGTTGCTGGTCATGGGTCGATGAGCGTAGGTGCGAAGCGAGTCCTTGTTGAACACCTCGCTCTCGGGACGATAGACACGAACCTCAGCGAGGTCTGGTCTGCCGACCTCGACTCCGCGATACACCTGAATGCCGGTGCGCGCACATCGCACGTTCGCCGCGATGTATCCGTCGTTGGTTCGCCGCACTCCGTCGAGCGCGACCGTGTCGAACATCTGTATGGTCATGGTTTCAACGCCGTCGATGACGGCCTCCTCGAGCGCTGGAAAGGTTACTATGCTGCACTCCCAGATGCGGAGTGAGTCTACCACGTTTCTGCCGTCCTCGCCGACGTGATCGCGCTTGATCTCGTATCCGAGCGACAGACCGTTAGCTGCACCGCTGCTGATCAGGCTCGCTGCCTCGCGGCCCTTCTCAGTGTTCATGTCGAGCCTGCCCTTCAAGAACAGGCCGCGATCGTCGACGCCGCACTCGAGCCACACGCCGATAGGTTGCTCCCAGTCGTGCTGCCACAGGAGCTTCGGCAGCTTTCCCTCTGAACTTGTGGCCCACTCGAGCCACTCGTTGAGTGACTCAGCGGTGATCACCTCGTTGGCGTATCCAACTTCGTGGAGATAAGCGTATCCGGAGAATGATCCGTCGCTCGACACGAAGGTTATCTTGCTGCCGTCCATCACAGCCTCCAGTGATCCTTGATCCAGTCGGCGCGAAGCTGAACGTGATCGTCCCACGGCTTCCACTTGCCGTTGAAGCTCACGATGCGAGCCAGACTCGGAAGAGCGTTGCGACGCGACGGCTTGATGTCTCTGCTATACGAGAACATCCCGTCGGCCAGCGACCAGCCGGGTGCGCCTCCACGCAGCGAGTACGACAGCCATCCCTGATCGCTGCCGAAGAAGCGACTCGCGCTGACCAACGCAGGTGACTTATCGGGATCGAACCTGTCGTAGAGATGCTCTACGGATGCGGCCTTGAACTGCACCATCGTGCCGTTGTACACGACAGGATTGTGAGCTCCCTCGCCCGCCCATCCGATGAAGTTCGCGTCTTGGCCGTAGAACAGGGGCCTCACGTCCCTCACGAACACCACGTCGAGGTCGATCCACACGACGTACGAACCGTCCGCGATTCCCATGGCGCGAGTCTGCTCGCCGGAGAACAGCTTCAGCCTTCGATAGCACGACGGCAGATGCTTGCCGCTGGGATTGTGCAGGCCGCTCAGGTCGTTCCACAGCGGAAACGTCTCTATGTCAACGCCTCTCGGATCGTCCGTGACGCAGATCATTCTGTGAGCGGCACCGTTCAAGTGACGACGCAGACTGGCGGCCCAGACGTTGACGTGCTCTGCGGTGAAGTCCTCTCTGTACATCGGAGAGCGCCACTTCCAGCAGACGAACGTTATTTCTTGCTGATCTCCCTCCTTGCTCGGAGTATAGCGCCGTATAGGGGCAGCACGTCCAACTTGACGCCGACGCCGAACGAGTTCGGGTCGAACATCCTCAGATCGACTATCATCCTTGACGCGGCGCCGAAACTGGGAAATATAGCCGCGATGTGTGGGTTCACTGTCCATTCGCTGATTCCAACCATGTAGCTCGTTCGATAGTCGTTTACCTGCCATCCGATGATGTATGCGTTCTGCTCACGGATAACTATTCGGTTCTTGTTTGTCGAGTAGAGCTCCACTCGTCGACCGCGTGGTATGGGAAGGTTAGAACCGTCGGCTTCCATCGTGACGTTCTCGCTCTTATCATCTTCTTTGCTGCGGCATCTTCTGGCTGCTTGCGCTTGTAGTGTGTCGTAGAGCTGTCGTCGACGTACTCGTAGCGAACCAGCTCGTCGCGCATGATGCGAATCTGCGCCGTGGATGCGCATCGCCTTCTGTACTCGCCGTCGGTGCCGTAGTGACCAGAGAGAGCCTCATCGTATCCACCGACGCGCCAGTACATATTGCGAGTCATGAACCACGAATTGGGATGCGGATGTATCTTCTTGCCGCTGAACTCTCTTCGAGAGAACCTGTATATCTTGTCGACGTCGAAGGCACCGTTGACCAGCGTGTTGAGTGTATTCTCCTCGAGAACGTGGTCCATGTCGGTGAGCATTATCCATCCCTCGTCGGCGTGATATGCTCCTATGTTGCGCGCCGCGAGCCAGTTCCACCTAACGTCGATGTCGATGCGAAACAGCCGGATACGCCCATCATCTCGCTTGCCAGCGAGAACGCGTTCAGCGGGGTAATTCGGCGAGCCGTCGTCGACTACGATGATCTTCATCCTGCTTCGAAGGTCATCGGGATAGCTCAGCCACGTGCCGATCTGCTTCGCGAAGAACCGCGGATTCTCATAGTACGGAACGACGAGCGTGAACCTTCTGTTCGCACCCACCATCGCAATGTCGACGACCGGTGCGTCGTCGCATCCTGGAGCTCCCATCACATCAACTCCACAGTTCTTTGATCCACGGATGCATCATCGCCGCGTCCTCGTTCTTCGGCTTCTTCGACAGGACCACCTTGACGGCGCGAGAGCGCAGCTCGGAGAGCGCGCTGTCGGTGTTCGCACCGCGCAGGTCTGCGAGCTCGGACACGCGCGGGAACCAGCCTGCGGGCATGACGTCCTCGTTCGGCATCATCATGCCGATATAGTCTTGGTCGCCCCACAGCGACTGAACGTGATTGGGAGTCCACAGCTCGTAGAGCCTGTGAAGATTCGGACCCATGTCCATGACCATCACGCTCGAATTGTACTTCTTCACGACGCGACGAGTACCGCGTCCCTCGAACGTTCCAGCATGCGGAACTAGAGCGAAGCTCGAGTCGTAGTGCGCTATCACCTCGATGCTGTCGACCACGACTGAATCAAGGTCGAGATACACCACTCTGCCTTCCAGCCCGTTGCGCGGATTGAACAGTTCCATCTTCGACCACCATCCTGGCATCACACCTGGATGCGGAACCGCGATCGCCTCGCACTCGTCGACGGCACCCGGCCTGTCGGTGAGACACACGAACCTGTGATCGAATGCATAGTTCCGCATGACCATTCTGCGGAGGCGCCGAACGTACTCGACGTCGTACGGAACGTTTGCCTGCACCCAGACGCACGCGAATGTGACCATCGTCAGTTTCCTTCCTCGATTGCTCCTACGCTCGGTCGCTCGTGGGTCGCGATGTAGAAGCCTCAGCCGTTAGGCCGAGTTGCGCACACGTTCCTCTCCCGGCCACAGCCAGAAGTTACCGTGCGCCTGCTGGTCGCTGCCGTGCATGACAGACGTGTATTGCTTGTTGGTCTTGCGACCATAGTTGTCCGTCTGACTCTCATCGTCGACGACGTACACGAGGTTGATGCACCGAGTTCCCCACACCGCCGTTATCAGTGCATCGTGCACCTTGCCGGTCGGATCGTAGAACTCGACGTGCTTCCCCACGTCAGCCTGACTTGCTTCTCTCAATCTTCTCACCTCCTCTCGAGAATGGCGTATCCTCGATCTGAGTTCAACCACAGATCGATTCGCTTGTAGTCGCCGGGGATGCCATCGACTGCCTTCGACACCCCCGACACCTGCAAGTCGTCGCAGACGATGACGTCTCCACTCTGCTGACAACCTGCAAGTCCCTTGAGCTCGCGTGCCACCGCCTCAAACGTGTGCTTCCCGTCGACGAACGCGAAGTTCACCCTCTTGCGATTCACCACGAACCAGTTCTCACCCTTGCCCCACAAGAACTTGATGAACGACGCCTCGGGCCACGGAAGCAACAGATCGTAGAGCGTCACCAGACCATTGACCTCGCCGACGGTGTTGCGCACCACCTCGGCACTCGGATCGATCACATCGATCGACGTCACTTCGCCGTCACTGCCCGACTCCATGATGGCTCGCTGCATGCACAACGCGCTGAAGCCCTTGGCAGTGCCGATGTCGAGCACCCGAACGGGTGCCGCGTCCACGAACGAAGCGAGATAGCACCTGAGCGCGCTGTACAGAACGCGACCGTGCTGCCAGTTAGGTGGATTCTTCTTGACGGGACACGCGAGCACGCGAGCCGCCTCCTCGAGCCAATGCCTGTCGATGCTGTATCCAGTCTTCAGCTCGAAGTCACTGACCATGGGGTATTCGCGCGCACGTTCAGCCTCGAATGCCTCGTCGTACTGCCGCTTCGTCGCAGTCACCTTTACCACGTGAACACCTCATCAGAGCCTATCGTGAAGGCATGCGACATGCCCTCCATCCTGAGCAGAGTTCGCACGTCGTCGGGCCGCAGACCCTCCAGCATGCACTGCTCGTTGACCTCGACCACGACTGTCGGCCTACATACCTTCAGCGTGTTTATCATGCCGAGCAGTGCATAGTACTCGTGTCCCTCGACGTCAAGCCACACGAGGTCAACGTTCTCGAGACACAGGTCGTCGAGTGACAACGTCGGAACCGTGCCCGGTCCACTCACGTGAGTGAGTCCATCGTGCACCGGCAACCTCTTCGTGTCACGCCTGGAACGAGACGTGCCGACGAGGCGAGGCCTGTCGCCGAGGGCTGCCTGCATCGCCACGACGTTCGAACTGTCGCACGTGTTCTGCATCAACCTGCAGAACATGTTTCGGTCAGGCTCGAACGTGTAGACCGTGTCGAATATGGCGGCGAGCGCCTCGACGTACACTCCGAGATTTCCCCCGGCTTGAACGCAGACGCGGCGGCCGGGGGTGTGCTGAAGCACGCGAGGGAGTGCTGCTCCGAGATCGCGAAGCGCATACTTGACAGTGAGCGCGTCTCCGTGAAACTTGCGCATCGCTGCCAGCGATGCGACGTGATGTTCAGCCTGCTCGATACTCACAGCTCGAAGTTTCCCTGATAGTGGCGCGAGGCATGGTGAGCGTGCTTGTCGAACGTGCGCTTCTCCGCCACCGGTTTCTTGTTCATCGCCTGCTGACGACGCTCCCACTCAGTTCTGCTGCGAGGCTTCTGCAGACCGTTCTCCCTGCGCAGAGTTCCGCAGATGTCCTGAACCTGACGGAGCTGGTAGTCGTGCCCCATGCCGACGAGCTTGCGGTGTATGAACATCGGCTTCTTGCCGGACTTGATCAGGTCCAGAATCATCTGCTTTAGGGCAGGAGTGAAGATGTTGGTGTTGTTCACGTTCATGGCTCAGATCTCGTAGATCTTGTGGATGCGGCGCCAGAGGCTCACGTCTGGAAAGAACCGCTCGCTGAATGTCGCGCGAGGGAACACCTCCATGTCTGTCTTCTTCGAGCTGCTCGACGCCGACCTCGAGATCGAGATGGCCACGGCCAGCACCACGAGCAAGAACATCAGAACTCTGATCAGGTCGTACGTCCTCATCTTCAATCTCCCTTCCTTACTTTCCCACTACTGGTATCAGCGCGCATCTGCAGTTCGGATGAACCGGAAGCAGGCCGCGCGCCTCCTCGATAGAGAACGTCTTCCCCTCGAGCGCTTCGCACTCTGGACACACGACGTCGTCTCCCGCCGTGGCAACCTCGGCCTCGACCTCGACTCCCTCGACCTCCATCTCCTCGTACGAGTTGAGCGTCGCCTCGGCATACGCCGCAGTCATCTCGGTCCGAGCTATGAGTCGACCACGCGTCACGCCGATCTTCTCTATCTGCTCGCCGAGCAGCGATCCCAGCTCGTTGGCGTTCATCCCCTCGATCATGCCCTGCGCCAGCGTGCGACTGATCGAGGTCGACATGACATTGGTCACGCCCTCCAGGGCCTCGTACGCGCGAGTGTAGATAAGACCCGCCGCATCAGCGTGAACCGGCTGATTGAACGCACCGCCGATGCCTCCAGGAATCTGCTGACCGACTCGACTGTACGCGTCGCGAATTCCCTTCTGATAGGCGCTGTCGATGTAGACGTTCTGCCACGCGGCGGCACCAGCAATCTCGCGATCCGTGCCCTGCATAACCTCGAGAATGCCCTCGCTCTGCGCCTGTCTCAGCCATCGCATGAACGCGTTCACCTTCTGCGAGCTGCGCTCGAACGCGAACTCGCCGGGAGTCGGAACGGGCACCGCGTCGCGCGAGGGCAGAGCACCGCCGGCGAACGCCGAACCGAACAGCGTCGACGTGAGGTCAGGCCGATTGCTCTTCTTCAGTCCCAGCACGTCGAGCCGCACCACCGCAGCCATCACCACGCGCTTCAACTCGCGGAATCGCCGCACCATGTCTGACTCGTATCGACGTCGAACCGACGTGAGGCCCGTCGGATCGGCGCGTCGGCGCTCGTCGACGACGAATCCGCGGTGATCTGAACAGGAGCACACCTTGATCAGCATCGATCAACCTACTCTCTCTAAAGAAGTTGGCGGCGAGGCGAGCCAGTGGGGGACTGTTGAGCCTCGCCGCCTCGTACGATGCAGCCCGGAAGGGGGAAGCTGCATCCTACCTGCGATAGACTATCGACGCCATGAATCCTCGGATGCACAGTGGCCACAGAACCAGCATCATGGCGAACGCCACGAGCATGATAGGAAGAGAATAGCCTCGCACCACGCTCCAGCCCCTGGAGCGCAGCATGGCGATGAGCATGACCGCTGCACCGACGTTGAAGTAGAGCATGACCCACTCGTATGACGTCATGACACCTTGTCCCTCCAGTTCTCGTCGATCTCCTCGAAGATCTCAGGCCCGAAGCGCAGCTCGCCTCGCCACGGCTCGAGCTTGGTGTGGTCGATTCGAACTTCGCTGTCCCATGCAACGGTCACGTGAGGCTGATACTCATCGTAGTCGAACGAGCACCCCTCCTCGCGCGCCCACATGTGACGCGAGCTGAGCTTCGCGCTGGCAAACTGCAGAACCACGGCACCACCGTCACCGAGCCGCTCCATGAAGCGAGCACCACCGGCAACGACGGTGAGGTTGCCATTCTCGTCCTGATACCAGTCCTCGCCGACCTTGATCCAGTCGACTGGTGTCTTGCTGTACACGACAGTGACGTGCCACTTGGACGGATCCATCAGCAGACCGCGCGCCTCGGAGCTGAGCTGTCTCGAGAAGTGCGCGTGAACCTCACCTGCGTTGAGCAGGTCGCGCCTCACGTACAGCGTGCGCGGAGCAGCGTCGACCGCAACGCGAGTTCGCTTCCTGCGACGACGAGAACGCGAGTCGCCGACAGCCTTCTTGCTCGACTCTTCAGCATTCTCGTTCGCAGGTTTATTGCCCGTCATCTCCTCGAACTGAGACTGCACTTCTGGGTCGTCTTCGTCCACGCCACCACCGCTCTCCTCGAAGTCCTCGATGGCGGACTCGATGCCCGGTATGGTTCCATCCTCGATGAGCATGTTCTCGAGACCAACCTTCAGCACCTCCGGCTCTACGAGCCCCGTGTCGCTGATGACCTTGACAGAGTCGACCTTGATCTTGAACAGCTCCGCCTTCTCCTTCTCGGTCATCTGCCATAGTGGAGTCCACTGATAGTAGATATCGCTGCTCTTCGCGTCGCCGAGCGCACTGCGAACGATGGCCTGATCCAGTATCGTGAGAGCCGGGGAGAGCACGGTGGTCTGCTCGCTGGCGATGTGGTCGTAGTAATTGCGGATGTCACCCTCGCCCGTGGCATTGAGGCCCTGCGCTGACTGACCTAGAAGACGCGTCGCAGGTATGTCGGCTGCACCACTCGCTATCAGAAGGTACAGCTTCATCAGATCCGGAAGCGCAGTGAAGCTAGTCGTGATGCGCTGCCACTCCTCCTCCTTGTCGAGGATGAGCGTGCTCAGCATGGATTTCGCCAGATTCGCAGTGCTGAAGCGCTCAACGAGTCGCGAGCGATACTCGGCGTTGCCCATGTTCGCCATCATCTGCGGGATCTTGACAACGTCGATTTTGCTCTCCTGAATCAGAGCCGCGACGCCCTGAGTGCTTGAGGCCACGTTCATGACAGCATCGTAGATCGGCTGCAGAACGCTGTCACCCCAGCCCTGCGCTCCAGACGAGACCACTGAACTCATCGACGGCAGCTCACCGCCTACGAGGCGAACGATGCGAGACCTGTGAATGCGCGTGCCGGTGGTGGTTACACCACCAGCCAGCCCCGCGTTCAGGTCGTAGAACATCGGAAGGCCGAAGTATTCGCTGTGAATGTCTCGCTCGATGTCACCAGCGGTGAGGTCGCTCTTGGAGAACACGTGCAGATACTTGAGCCCACCCTTCTTGATCTTCTCCGGATCAATCGGCTGAGACGGATCGTCACCGAACCCCATGATGAGGCCACCACCGCCCCACAGTCGAGCGCGAATGAGAGCGTGCTTCAGCTTGTGTTGAACGCCGAGCTCCTTCTCGAGCGCCTCAATCTTCTCGATGTCGTCCTTGTCAGCCTGCCACGTGCGCCACGCGCGAGTCGAGTCACCAGCCGGAACGTTGACAACCTTGCGCGCGACCCAGTCACCACGATACGCGTACTCGAGCTGCGAGTCGTCGAGGAAGTTGAGGGCGAACTCATTCGCCGTCGACTTGTCGCGAGACGTGCCGAGCATCGACACGAAGTTGACCATGCTGTCGCGCATGAACCGGCTCGCGTGCTTGTAGGCGATCATCTGACAAACTCCAGGGTGTATGTAGACTGCTCGCCGAGCATCAACTCGGTGATCGCCCAGATTGCAGCGTCAGCTCTGTTCGGCGAGCGATCGCCCTTGTAGCCATCAGTCGCGAACTGACACAGTTCGTCTTCCAACTCGGGGAACATGCCAGCATGCGTCACCTTCCCCTCTTCGTACAGGGCGGCCACCGGCTCAGCCCTCACGTGCTTGCCGCGAGACGCATTGACCAATTTCACCGGAACGTTCGGGTCAACTGCCTGTATGGTCGACTTCACCATCGCTCCACCGTAATTCGCCTCAGCCACGATTAGGTCTGCTCCCCATCGCTTGTATGCGGCCACGGCAGCGCGACCCCAGTCCTTCGGACCACCCTTGATGGTGTTGTCCTCCAGAATCACGGTCTTCGACATGGTGCGCTTGCCCGCAACGCAGATGCCGATGTCGTCCGACTTGATGTCAGCCTTCGACAGCGCACCACTCGGGTCGACCGCCACGGCAACGCGCTGAAACTCCGCTAGGCGACGGCCATTGTCCGGCTCGATCGGATCCTCGCGACAGACCTCGATGAGGTCGGGAGTCCACAGAGCATTCTCGATCGAGTCAACGTACTTTCCCTCGTAGAATCTCTCGCGATACGCCTTCGGCATGTTCTCGAGAGACTTGATGTACGACGGATCGAGGTTGCGCTCGTTGTCCTTCGGATTGAGGAAGAACCTGTCAAAGTCCTCCGGATTGGCGAGCTTGAGCTTACCGATTGGGTCGCGCTTCTCGCCGAACTCAACGTTCGTCCAGTGCAGCTTCGTCGTCGGGTTCAGGTCGTAGAAACCGCGAAGCTTGAGCTTCGTTCCCGGCTGCGCAAGGCGAGTGCGCAGCACGAGGATGGACGAGTACGGAATCTGCGAGCACTCACCAGCGTAGATGGTCGCGAATTCCATGCCGAGAATCTTCTCAACGCGCTCGGCCTCGTCGAGTCCGCCGAACCAGATCTCCGCACCGTTGCTGAACTCTTCGTAGCCGAGCTGCTTCCTCTTCGACTTGATGCCCGGAAACGCGAGCCGCATGACCTTGCGGTAAGTATCGGCCCACACCGAGGCGTTGACTGCGTTGGCACGATAGCGACAGATGAGGTGGCGCGAACCGGGAGCACGCAGAGCACGCTCGATGATGCACCGCACTATCAGCGAGGTCTTACCCGAGCGCGAACCACCGACCAAGCACGAATGCTTCTGCGGACCACGCAAGAAGTTGAGTGCAAGCCTGTGCTTCCCGTCCATCGGGAAGTCTGGATTGTTGTCGAACTCAACCTCACGCGTGTCTGGCTCGCTCCCTTCCAAGAGGTCGAGCATGAGCGTTAAGGCTCCTGACCCTTTGGCAGAGTGCCGAAGATGAGCGTGACGTGCCCGTCCTCGTCGCCCTCGCCTCCACCGAACTTGTGCTGCTGAGCCACCTTGCCGACGAGGCGATCCATGACCTCCTTCATCGCCTGCAAGTTCGGCTCCATCACGAATCGCTGACCCTTGATGTTGATGGTGCCGCCGATGGCCATCGTCACGAGCCGATCGACCAGCAGATACTTCTTCTGCTTGCCGGTCTCCTTGTCGAGCTCGTTGAGCACGCTGATCAGCGTCTGCTGAAGCTCGGTGCGCAGATGGTTCTTGTTGCCCTGCGCCAGCACGCGCGTGCGCGCGTCGTGACCGCGACGAATGCTGTCGTGCTTGACGTTCTTCGGAGGCAGCACCTCACCACTGAGCGGCGACGAGGCCTTCTTTTTGGCCGCTGACATAGGATCTAACCCTCTTGTTTTCCCTTGCGACTGCTCGGAGAATAGCTGCCGCTGGCAGCGTCACTTGCGCCACTGGCAGCTAGAACCGGTGCGGAGAGGCTGTTACGCCTCGATGAGCTGGAGCTCTTCCGCGCTGAACTCGGCGCACACGTCGCGTCCGAGAATGCTGTAAAGAACGGTAACGAAGTTTCCAAACTGCGACTCGACGATGCCGAGCTTGCCGAGAAACGCACCACTCACGGCAAAAACGCTCTCACCCCCGGTCAAGGATAACCGGGGGTGCTGCGTGATGGCGTCGTCTTGAGTCTCAGAGTTGGCGTCTGGAAGCACGATTATGCCGCGCTTGTTCTCCAGATGCTGAAGCCCACGCACGAACGCGTGAGGAATGATGCCCGGCATGCCCGCAGTCCCCATGACCACCGAGTCGACGCCGCGCGTGCTCGCGACCGGACCCCACTCCTCGGTGAACCGAACGAAGAAGTACTCCTCGAACATGGGAACGATGCGATTGCGAAACGGATGCTTGATGAGTGGCAGATACGACTGGAATCCCTGACGCGACACGTTGATGTGCGCGACTCGCTGCTCGCCGCGATGTGCGAGCACCGGAAACCATGACCATCTGCGGAACCTGTTCATGGACATCGCCCGTAGCACCATTCGCGTCGTGCGAGCAAGCGACGTCCTATTGGTTTATTGGTTTATTGGTTTTCCGCGCGCGCACCCGCGCGGCCGCCTAGGCGCGCATGTGAGGCCAATAAACCAATAAACCAATATGAGCGCGCGCAATTCTAGTGTTTCAGCTGACAACTAGTTATTGGTTTTCTTATTGGTTTTCAGTGTTGCGCTGATAACACACCCCCGTTTGTATGGATAACTTCAACCTCTGTGCTCTGCAGTGCACAGATGCAGCGAGTCACTTTTGAATCAAAAGTGTCGCTAGTGGTTTACTTTGCGACTCAATTTTTTGACCAAAATGGACTAGTGGTATACATGTTTTTGTCCAAAAATTTTTGCTTGCGGGTATGTTTTTGGCCAGCGCGGCACCCGCCGCGCCGTGCTAAAAGGCTGCCTAGCGGTAAGGTTTGCGATACCGCCTGCACGCCAAACTAGAAGGAAAACCTGACATGAAGGCAACGCTTGTGGAACATCGTCGAGTGCTCTCGAGAGTGAACGACGAGCTGAGGGAGTTGATACTGCGCTACTTCAAATTGCCGCGACTGCGAGCCAACCTCGCTGACGTGCTGTCGTCCGTTGGCCTGTATCAGGCCGACCTCGTCCTGTGTCTGCTGAGGATCAACACGCGCTGTGCGCTGCGACTCGCGGAGCGACTCGTCGGCAGGCGCATAACGGTGTGCCCGCCGTGCTTGAGGGGTCGCGCCAAGATACTCAAGACGCGGCGCTTCATCACCAACGAGCGTCGCGTGACGTGGGTCGGCAGGAACAAGTTCCTGGAGGGCACCGGCCGCCACCAGCGGTTCAGCATGCTGCGACCCGGGATGCTGGAGAGCGAGTTCGTGGCGCGAGGCGGGCTGCGCCGCGACCTGCGCGCCGCGCTTCAGATCGGCATCGTTCGCGTGAGGAGGGTGGCATGACTCACCTGCTTCCCAGGCCTCAGTTGTTTCACCACGTCGGACGGGGAACGAACTACGAGCTGCTCGCGTTCTGCAGGCGACACCCGTCGCTGGACCCGAGCATGCTGAGGGACGGCGCTCGCGCGGTGTACTTCGATCAGCGCCTCTACATGCCGCGTTCGCGCGGCCTGGAGGTCAACGTGCAGAACTCGACCGACGATTGTGACGGGTTCTGGGTCCTGTACCGCAGCGTCGACGCTCAGACGCTGTGGGTCCGTCCCGTCGCGGAGTTCTTCGACGGCAGATTCGTTCTGGTCAAGTAGGAGGGATGAGCATGACGCACGAGATACACCACACCCTGAACCCCGAGCAGAGCTCGCGGTTCTCCGACGTCGTCGATCAAGCGAACTCGATGCTCAAGTCGAGCGGCGAGATGAGGCTTCACACGTTCCTCAATCGCGGTCGCCGAGCATACGTCGACGCGATGACTGAGCTCGCGGTATCTGGCAGCAATGACCGCGCGCTGTTCGTCGCCGACGCCGCGAAGAAGATGCTGCTTCACGAGGGACTCGACGTGCTTCGGACGAAGATCGAGCGTCCGGCCGAGCACGCGTCCGCCGTCGCGAACGGTGAGTACTACGAGACTCACCTCAAGTTGACCGGCGTCGATCCGTCAGCAGACTACAAGTTCGGCGTCGGCGTGAAGAAATTGCTGCTGAGCACGTCGCTTCCGAGGCTGGGCGTTCACGGCACGGTGCGCAGCTTCGACGCCACATACGCGGAGCATCTTGCGCGCGTTCATCGCATCTGCGCTGGCTTGCTGGCCAATCGAATCGGCGTGCTGTCTATGCGGCACGAGCACGTGTGGCACGACGACAATATCGCGCACGACGATCGGTGGAAGTGGTGGGAGGGGTGATGGGACATCCGTCTCAGACGCACTGCGTCAACGGACACGAGTTCACGTCCGACAACACCTACGTCGACCGTGGATGTCGGCGATGCCGCGCGTGCACGCTAATGTCGAACAAGCTGTGGGAGGTCTACAAGCGCGAGAGCAGCAAGCAGAGCAGGCTTCGACGGGCTGGCGTGTACAGAGACCCAGAAACAGGAAGGAGAACCTGATGCCAACGGTCATCGAGACTTCGAAGTATCAGGCTCAGCATCGCGTTAGATTGGTTCGCGTGACGACTCGCGTCGAGACCGTCTACAGAGAGGAGTGGGAGTGATGAAGAGGCAGGACGTTCATCCGCTCGGGTCGACACGCGTCAGCGTGCCGATTCGGGACATGCAGCGCGACGGCGCGGTGGCGTTCGTCGTTGACATCTACGGGCTGTCTGCTCGACAGCTCGGCACGATCGGCGGCCACAACCCCGTCAGGCGCGCTGTCGAGAGACTCGGAATGGACCCGAGCCGGTATCAGGCTTGGCTGTTCGACGAGTGGGATTCGCAGGAAGCAGGAAGGAGAGACTACGATGGACAACGCGGACAAGATCACGACGATGCTGTTGGAGAGCGGAGAGACGGTGACTCAGCGCATGAGGCGCATCAGGGAGCCTCATCGCACCCATCTGTTCTCCCTAGTCGAACGCCGATTAAGGGAAGTGACGGACAGACTTGGCCCGTCGGCCTCGACTGAGGACAAGATGGTCGAGGTCTACCTCGCCGGAGTGCACGACGGCGATCAGATGAGCAAGATGGCTGCGAGGGAGTCGAGCGATGGCTGAGTACGTTCAAGTCGAGATATCAGTTCACCAGGAGTTCAGCGACGTGGTCATTCGTCTCTGCTGTCGCGACGAGTACAAGGCCGCGGTCCTGTTCGACGACGTGGTGTCGCGATTCAAGGTGCTCGGCAGCGTGACACTGCGCAGCGACGGCGAGGTGAAGACGTGAGACCCACGTGTCCCACTTGCGGGCGATGGCGAGACCTCGCCGTCGCAGACAGATGCGTCTGGACTGATTGCCCACTTTCATTGGAGAGACACGAGATGTATTCCAGGAGAAGAAAGAAGTGTGAACTGTGCGACTTCGCGTGGAAGTCGCTCGCTTGGTTCGGCCTCGCGGCGGCCTGCGCCGTGATCGGACTCGCAGCATTTGGAGGATTCTAGCGTGACCGTACTTTCTGCTCAGTCCATCAGAGTGCTGTGCTCGCACTCAAACCCCCGGCTGGACCTCGTCAGTCCGTTCAGCGAGCGTGCCGTCAGCCGGGGGTTGAGTTACGGGCTGTCGTGCTGCATGTACGACGTGCGCATCGCGCAGGACGTGCGTCTCTGGCCCAAGTGCAACCGGCTGGCAAGCACCATCGAGCACTTCTACATGCCGGACAACGTGATGGCGAGCGTGCACGACAAGAGCTCGTGGGCGCGAAGGTTCGTTGACGTCAAGAACACCATCATCGACCCAGGATGGCGCGGCTACTTGACGCTCGAGCTGTCGAACAGAACGTGGAGTCCCATCTTCATTCGTCGGGGAACTCCCATCGCGCAGGTGGTGTTCACGTGGCTCGACGAGACCACGGTTCTGCCGTATCGAGGCAAGTACCAGGATCAGGAGAACGAGCCGGTGTCAGCTCGCGATGAGCTGGATGCGGTGCAGGCCAGATGAGGCACGGTCACAATCATTCTCGCGTCGGCAGCGTGGCGGGCGGTCTGGCTTCAGACTCGTTCGAGGAGTTCGACAGTTTGCCGCGCGAGCTGAGAGACTTCCTGAACGAGGCACCGTTCGTTCAGGCGAGCAGCGAAGTGGTGAACGCGTTGCGCAGCGGCATGACGACTCGCGAGATAGTCGACGCGCTGCGGTTTGGCATGGCGAAGAAGATCAGCATAGACAACGTGGAGGTGTGGAATGAGCCGTCGAGACGAATCGACATGCGGCCAATCAGGCCAGTCAGGAGACGTCGAGTGGTCGGCGTCCGCTCGCATCGAGGACTGCGATAGTCTGTTTCTGGTGGATCAGGACGGCGTGCGCAGAGTCACTCGTGTCAACGTCTGTGGCCAGTGTCCCGAGTGCGAGAGGCTTGTCGTCGGCGAGGGCGAGTCGAGGAGGGGGTTCGACGCGGTGCAGCCATGCGGCCGCAGAACGCGAGAGACCGACTCGTGCGAGGAGGCGCGGCGATGAAGACCGACGGCAACCTGAACGACATCATTCGCGACAATCTGCGCCCCTCGGGCATTCACTTTCAGCGGATCGAGACCGGCGCGATTGCGGCTGGCGTGCCTGACCTGAACTACTGCGCCGACGGCGTCGAGGGATGGATCGAGAACAAGAAGACGCACGGCTGGACCGTGACTCTCAGGCCGAAGCAGGTGTCGTGGATATACAGGCGGATAAGAGCGGGTGGGAGGGTGATGATCGCCGTTCGCAGAATGGTCGCTGGAGGAGTGCGAAGCGACAGAGCCGACGAGTTGTGGCTGCTGCGAGGCGAGTATGCCGCGGACCTCAAGGCGCGCGGCCTGAGGTGGGCGTTGAACAGTGAGGCACTACTGTATCGCGGAGTCGGTGGTCCAATGCGCTGGAGCTGGCCGCGCATCGAGGCCGAGCTGCGCGAGCTGCGCAGCACTCCGGCACTGGTCGTCGGCCGCCGCGTGGCGGGCACGGCGGTCGACGATCTCTGATGGTATCTGGATACCAGCCCGGCTGGATGGCCGGGCCGGTGCAGGCCGCGCCGGGACGTCGGCGCGCGACCCTGGGAGCCTCGCCGGGCGACTTTTCGGCCGGTGGCCACCACCCTAGCCGCCGTCCTCCGGGGCGACCGCCTGCGAGCCCCCGGCCTGCCCTGCCGGTGCCTCGCCGCCGCGATGCTGCCCTGCCAAGTGCCGCAGCTCGGCCGCCGCGTCGGCGCGCGTTAGCCCGCGCAGGGCACTCGTCAGGCCGGCGATGCACGCCTTCGTTCCGCACTCGAGATGCCTGCCGAACGTGTTCATGTCGAACTCCTTCTCAGGGAGTCTCTCGATGTGATCTGCGAGCTGCAGAAATCTGTCAATGCGAAGCATGGTCAGGTCTCCTTCTCTTGTAGGTTGCGTAGAACTTGTTCTTGAGAAGCTGGCATCTGCGACAGCGCCGATGCCCCCTCCTGTCCACGTAGACGTTGTCAGGCGTCTTGACGTGCCCCTTCCGGCATCGCCTCATGCAATGTCCTCCATGTCAAGTTCAAAGCCCCCGGCCATCGCGTGGCNNGGCCGGGGGCTTGGCTGCGAGAAGTGCGAGCCGGCTCAGGCGACCTTGATCCAGTCGGCTTCGGCGGCGCGCTTGACGGTGTGGCTGGCACCGCCTGCCTTGTAGAAGTCGCCGACGGTCTTGCCGTTGAACTTCATCAGCTTCGCGATGAATTCGTGCTGCTGAGTGCCCTTGCGGCAGGGGTTCTCCTTCAGCTTGACCGTGATCTTCTGTTCCGGCTTGTAGGTGCCGCGCGCGACGGGGGTGCGCGCCTTGTTGGACGCCGACTTCTTCGCTGCCTTCTTCGCTGCCTTCTTCGCGGTGGTCTTCGAGGTCTTGGTCATTTCTTCAGTCTCCTGTCCTTTGGACTTTGTGGGTTGCTGAGCAGACTTGGTCTGAGGCTTCTGCTCCTTCGCCTCCTTTGGAGCGCTCTGCTCCGTTTTCTTGCTCTTGGACTTGGGTGCGACCTGAGTCGGCACCTTGGTCAGTCGAACGCAGATGTAGTTGTGAACGTTGGTCACGGTCTCGACGATCGAGTCGTGAGTGGCGTCCTTCGCGATCGGCTCGACTCCGCTCTTGCCGATCACGCCCTTCTCCTTGCCGTACGACTCCATCGCCGCGAAGAGCTTGTGCAGTTCTGCGTCGCTCATCTTGGCGAAGTCGTAGGTGCTCTCGTGATTGTATTCAGTCATGGTGGGTGGTCCTTCCGTTACAGCTCGATGATCAGGTAGGCAAACGAGGCCATCGCGACCATGATCAACAGTATATCCGCACCCAACGCAATGGCAATCCACTCGGTCGTTTCGCGGGATAACGTGGTCATGGCCGCTGGTCCCCCTGCTGATTTTCGTGGCTACGATTGAGGCTTGACGTACGACACGTCGAGGATCTCATGATTGCGCGGCTTGCGCACCACGCGCATGATCTTCACGACGAGTAGCTCAGTCATCGACGGCTGACCGACGAGCAGGTCGACGGCGCGCTGTGTCGCGCCGTCGATGTTGTCGTACCACGAGCGTTCATTACATTTGCTGGTGTTCTGCACACGACGACCGATCACGCAGTACGGGGCCGATTCGTTGACCACGTTCGTTGGAACGGCGACTGACTTCTTGACCCTGCTCATGATGATATCCTTCCTTCGTTGTCAGGTTTCACTTGGTGACGCGATACTCGTGAGTCTGTGGCACCGTCGCGTCCTCCGCCAGTGCCACCATTCTGGGCTCGAACCACTTCCAGTATCGTTCGGTTCTGCCGGGTCCATGAACGATGCGTCGCGAGTGACCGCGACGCCAGTGCGGACGAGGAGACCTTCGATCGAAGGGCTCGCTCTCGTTTCCGCTCGCGCCTCTGTAGACGCGACTGAGGCTGATGTAGGTGTAGTCCCTGAGCGCGGGCTTTCCAGACGCGCTGCGGTGTCTGTTGAGTCGCTCGAAGCTGTGAGTCTCTCGCCTCAGGCCGATGGTGCTCAGGACCACCGTCGCGCACATCACTCCGAGTCCGATCGCAGCGCTCACGCGCTTGGCCTCGTTCTGCATGGTAATCTGCATGTCCATGCTCGCACTGTTGTTCCACGGCGCGGTGACGTGTGAGTGGCGAAACATCGGCTCTTCGTTGTGCATGACGAACTCGGCCTCGGAGACCGTTCTCGGAACGACCACGACCTCTCTTCCAAATTTCTGCCTGCCGGTAAGCGTGAACGCGGTGGCGTTGATGGCTTGTCCGTCGCCCTTCTTGCTCTGTCTTGCCACCACCACGACTCTGTCGTGCGTCTCGCTGACTATCGGCTCGACGACTATGTCGGGGAACGGCAGGCGGAAGCAACCGGCTCGCTGCATGTCGAGCGCGCTGAGTTCTGCCTCCTCGCTCGATGCCACCGCAGTCAGCTCGTCGCTGAAGACGAAGCGAGGCAGCATGTTCATGGCCTCCAGCACCGGCAGCACCATGTCGTGCTGATCGCGACTGAGTGGCACCAGCGGAAGAGTTGGACCGGTGCCGTGCGTCGGAATGTACATGTCGCCTCGGCTGGCTATCTCCAGCATCTTCGCCATCACGCTGTGATTCGTCGTCATTTTCTGCTCCGTATCTCTTTCCACAATGCATCTCTCAATGCCGGTTGCTTGGCAACCTGTCCAGTGAGAACCGTGAGTTCGCCTGAACGCAGGTCTCGAATGAGAGACCTGAATTCGACGACGTCACCACGTTCAATGGCTTGTTCAATGGCTTCCGTGACGGTCATCCCATCATTCCTTCCTTCGGTGTGATCTGTTAATCCGGGCCTAGCCAAAGTGTTTCTTGATTACGTCCTTCAGGCCGCTGTTGTCAATCCCGCTTCCGAGGTACTCTTTCTTCTTGTCACCCACGCGTGTCCCACGAAAGACTGAATAGACACCTCGGTGCTTCATGACGTGCCCGATCTCACGGCCGTCAGCTTGATGGATCGTGTGTGTCGCCTTCAACGGTTCGTTGTAGACGCGCCCAGAAACGTGCTGCTTGACGTAGTATTTGCTGTTCTCATGGTCGTTGAGATTCATGTCATGCCCTCCTTCGTGGGCCATACGTATGGCAGATCGTGCCGCTCCTTCCAGCCGAACTGTCCGTAGTGATTGGGATCCTTGCGCAGGAGGTTGCTCCTGTGCGAGGCGTGAAACCGCCTGTCGCCGAGCCACGGCGGCGGCGCGAACTGACCGAGAGTCGACGTGAAGTGGTGCGCCACGCCGTCCACGAAGCCGCGCCGCATCCACTCGATCGACATGACCGTGGCGTAGGTGCACAGAACGCCTTCGTGCCCCTGCCACATGAGAACGGCGGGATGTCGAGCGTATCCACTTGTCTTGCCCTGCAACACGCCGAGTATCTGCATGCACTCGACGCGCTGCTTCCCGAGTCGTCGATAGTCGAGACATCGCGCCGTCTCTGCGAAGTCTGGGTATGGCATGAAAGTCTGCATGATCTCGTATCCGTTGATCCCATCAGTCATTGTGTTACTCCACGCGATTCGAATTCGAGGTGATCGAAGACGACGGTGCACGTGTCGTTCGGCGCCAGTATCACTGGCAGTGACGACTCGCAGAGTCCGACGCGCCATCCACCACACTCGAAGGTGACTCGATGCACTCTGACATCGTATCTGTTGCGATTGACGTACACGTACTCCGTCGTCGAGGGGGACGCGGGAACGATGAAGTCGACGTCGTCGGTTGCGAAGCGAATGGTGGCCTTCATGGCATGTGCCCCGTCAGTCTGTGAGGCGTGGTACTAGCCTCGACCTCGCTTAGCCTTCTTTCCAGGCTTCGCAGCCTTGCCTCGTGGCTCTGCAGGAGCTGGATCAGGTGCGCGTCTCTTGCGCGCTCCCTTCCCTTGTTCTGCTTCAGCTTGTTCAGGTCGTGCAGGCGCTGGAGTCTCTCGCTCGGCTTCATCTGTGTCTCCGTCTGATGCGATTCGCACGTTGCCCTTGGCGACGTGACGCTTGAGAAGGTCTGTCATGTGAGCCTGCGGGTGCGCCGTGATGTATGCCTCGACAGTCTTCCCGTGATGCGCGCGCAGCGACTCGAAGAACGCGTGCTGCTTCGAGCCCTCATTGCACGGATTGTCCTTGCACAGGACGACGATTCGACCGTGGACGAGCGTGGCGTTTCCACCGGACGACAGTCGCTTGACTGCTCGCTGCGACTTCGGCTTCGGTGGCCTGTACGCCTTGACCTTCGGCACCTCGTTCAGCTTTCTCTTCTCGAGAGCCGCGCGATGCGTCGCGGCGATCTCCTCGCGGAGCTTCGTCACGCGTTCGATCCACGCCTCGTCCTCGAACCACTTGGTCTGATACGAGCCGCGCCGGAATCCGAGCTCTGCCGCCTTCGCGTGAAGTGCAGCCTCGCGCTCCTCCATGCCCGATGCCGTGAGTTGAGTGGCCCGGCCACTGCTGATCAGGCTCGCCGTTCTCTTGATCAACTCCTCGTGCTCCTTCGATCCGCGAAGTAGGAACGCTGGAATGCTCAGGTCGTCCTTTTTCTCTCGCTTGATTGTCGCCCTTGCCATGGGGTACGACTCCTTATCTGGTGAGGTTATAGTAGAGGGCGGTAGCAGTTCCCTCCTCGATGGTTGCGAACTCAATCTTCTTGGTCTTGTGATTCTCGACTGCCACCTTGGTCGGCGACACCACCGTCGCGGTGCAACGGTGCTTGAAGCCCCTGTACTGCAGAGGCACTCCACGCAGAAAGTCCTCGAGTGTCGTCATGACTTCTTCTCCATGTCCAGCATCGTGAACCACATCGCAGCGACGATTCGCAGCTGATTCTCGCAGGCCAGCTCGTTCTCGCACGTTCCAGACTTGGCCTTCGATCGAAGTCCGGGCAGGTCACAGACCCAACGAAACTTTTCGGTGTCATCCGACGTCCTGCTGCGCAGACTGTTGTATCCATACCATCCGACGGTGACCGCGCCGATCTTGGCGCGCACGATGGACGGCCCGATGCTGCGCTCCTCGCGCACGAACCTGACGATGGTGTTCATGGCCTCTCTCCTTTTGGCCAG